CAGCGATCGTTTGCCCGTTTGTGTGGATCATGCCATCGCCCAAATAGCTCGCCGCCAGATTCCCTGCGTTCAGTGTCGCCTGTGGGCTGGCGCCGGTCAGCGGCCGCGGGTCGATCACGAGTGGGCTGGTGCCGTTGCCCGTCGCAATGATCGATCCGCTCCGGTCGTCGTCGAGCGCCAGGATCGCGATATAGTCAATGTCGCATGTCCCACTGCCCGCTGATGCCTTGCCGGAGATGCGCAGGTTGGATGGTGCAAAGTTAGAGGTCGTAACCCCCAAAAACATGATGCGCGGGGTGAGACTGGAGCCATCAACTGTGAGGAGTGGCGTCGTTTGCGATTCGAGTGAGCACTGGAGTTGGAACGTCGTCGCGGCTGTGTTCGGGCGCACGGCTATCCAGACGCCGACGCGGCGCGAGGTCGAGTCGAAGCCCGAGAGTGTAGTATCGATGAGTGGCAACAATGTCGTATCGGCCGGCGCCCAGCGTGCCACGTTCCCGCCGCGCGCCTTGGCCGCCGCGTCGGCGGTGGATGTGACTGTCGCGCCAAGAAAGCCGCTTTCGGCCTCGTAGAGCTGCAGCCGGCTCGTCGCGCTCGCATACAGGATCGTCGCGGCCGTATTCGAGAGTAGTCCGGCCGACCACGCCATCTGTATCTTGGTCGGTGAGCTCGTGGGAATGCTGGTCGTAAGCGTCGCACTCAGCACGGTCGGATTGGCCGATGTGCTGCTCGTGGCACTCTCGGTCGTCGGGTCGAGCAAGAGCCCGCGCCGCAGGAAAGCGACGTTGACCGCCTCGATCATGTACATGCCCACATCGCGGTTGAAGCTGACGGGAAGGCTCGCCGCGCTGTTCGTTTCATCGCCTGGCGCTCTGCCTAGCACCAGACAGTTGTAGACCCGCGCCGCGCCAGTCGGCGCCCATTGCAGGATGACGGGGCTGACATTCTGGCCCAGCCGATAGAAACGCTCGGCCTGGTCGAGCAAAAAAACAAGGTTGTAGAGGCTGGTCAGTACCTCGCTCTCCGTCTCGCCCATTACATGCGCCTGGAAGGACTCGACCTCATCCATGTAGGGGCCGCTGCCGCCGAGCGTGGACTTGCGCAGCCGCGCGATCTTTGGCGCCCAGCTGTCGCGCGCCAGCATATACTTGCGGTTGCCCGCCGAGTGCCAGATGAGGTTACAAGTGGTCGTGCCATCGGTTAGTTGCAGAATCATTGGCATCGTCTATCGCCTCGTTCGCTTAAATACATCAGCCCTTACCCCCGCCTCGTCGAGCGCCTTCTTGGCGCCGCGATAGCCGGCATCCTCGATCGCCTGCGCGTTCGTCGCGCCACGGGCATCAACCGAAATGCTGACCGTCGTGCCCGCCATCGCGAAATTCCCGGGCGAGCCGGCCAGGAGCGACGATGGCGCGGTCAGCCCCTGCCCACCTTGCCCAGGTGGTGGCTGCTGGGCGTTATTGATCTGCACCAGGAGATCATAGAGTTGCATCCAGATCGGGTTTTGGCCTGCGTCCGGCACGGCGTTGAGCACCGCCTGGAGCTGGTCTGCCAGTGCGCTGAGGCTATTATTATTGGTTATCTGCGAGCGTTCCCCAAATGCCGCTTGCTCGGCCTGCTGCGCTTTCTGGATATCTGCGATCTGCTGGCTGATGCTATTGCGCTCGGTGTCCGTCTGCGCGGCCGCTAGGCCCTGCTGGAGCTTCGCCAGTTCAAAGATCTGGCTAGAGCGCATCTTGTAGAACTTCGCGGCTTGCTCGGGGTCATTCATCGCGGCGGCTACTTGCTCGGCCTCAGCCAGTTGCTGACGAAGAAGATCGCGGTGTGCCGCCGCTGTGACGGTCAATATGCCCCCGTCTGTCGTTTTCATCACGGCCGCGCCAATATCTTCGAGCGCCTTGGTGTTGCGTGCTTTTTGCCGATCAATACTCGCGGTCGCGTCGAACGCATCAGCGAGCGCTGAATGCACCCGATCGGGTAGCTCCTCCATAATGCTTGCCAGCGAGTCGACTAGGTCCTCAGCCTCCTTCTTGGCGTCCTCCGTCATGTCAGACATCGAGATGATCAGCTGTGTTGAGATCATCTGGATGCCTTCCAGCAGATCGGGCAGCATCCCCTCCAGGCCACCAAGCAGGCCGAGCATACTCATCTCACCGATGCCGGCAAACACCTGGGACGGCGAATGGATATCGAGTGCATCCGCCATCGTCCCGAGCATTTGATCGGCAGCACCTTGCATCGCGTCGATCGCACCCTGAAGGTGATCCTCGACCCCCTGGATCAGCCCCTCCATGATGTTCGTGCCGAGATCGGTCGCATCGTCCGGCGCGCTGCTCTCGCGCAACACCTCGCCGAACCTATCACCGGCGTCGCGCATCACATCGACGCCGCCGGTCGCTACATCGGATAGGATGTTGTAGAAGGCATTGGCCGTGCTCGAAACGCCATCGATAATACCTTCGACGATCGGCACGCCGACCTCGTCGGCGAAGACCGATGAGGGAGAACTGATCCCGAGCGCATCCTTGGCCGACTGGAGCGCACCTGCGGCGAGGTTGCGCATGTAGCTGATGATCTGATCGCCGCCCGCTTTCAGTCCGTTCAGCAGGCCATTGATGATGTCGTTGCCGATCCCCGCCGATTTGCCGATCAGGCCATTCCAGATGCCAAGGATGAGATCGATCGTCGTATCGAAGGACGCCTTGATCAGCTGTAGCCCACCAGTGATGACCCCCAGGATATCGGTCACGAACCGTGCCGACATATCCTGGATCGTCTGCCAAGCACCCGACCAGTCACCGTTAATCGCCTGAAGCGCGGCAGTCAGGACGCCGCGAATCAGCGTCAGCGCGGCGTCGATTACGCTGCTGATGATCTGCCAGGCGCCACTGAAGGCGGCCTGTATCTCGGCGCCGTGGTCGTTGATAAACTGCGCGAGGAATTGGAGTGCGGGGACAACCGTAGCCTGAATCAACTGCATCGCCACCTGGATGATGTCATTGATCTGGGTGTATATCTGGCCGGTAGTAGCCAGGATCTCATCACCGTGCGCCTGCCAAAAGGCGCTGATTTGCGCGAGAGCAGCGTTGATGACCTCGGCCAGCGGCTCGATAAGCGAGAGCACCGTATCATGGACGCTCTGCCAGGTCGTCTGCGCCTGACCGACCATCTCGGCGCCGTTCGCCTCAAAGTAGGCGATGATGTCGCCCAGCACCTGGCTGACGAGCGCCTCGATCTGCGGCAAGGTTTCCTGAGCAACGCCATAGAGCAGGGCAAACGCAGGGCTGACCTCAGACAGAACATTCAGAAAGCCTTCGATGGGGTTCGCGGCATCGGTGAAGGTCGCCGACAGCTCCCCGGCCAGGCCGGTAATCGCATCGCGCAGATCGAAGAGCGTCCCGATAATCGGGTCATCTTCCTGAAGACCAAAGATCCCGCCAGTGAAATCGCGGTTGAAGAAGATGTCAAAGAGGCCCTGCGCAGCGCTGGCAACGTCCTGGAATGTACCGACAAGTGGACTCAGATCCAGGCCAGTCATCTCGCGGATGTCGTCGAGTAGGACGCCCGTCCCACCGCCCTCGCTGAACGCATCATCGAACAACCCGCCCAGCGTGACGACCGCATCGCCCAGCGTGTCGAAGATCGGCGAAACGCCATCCAGCCTGTAGAGCGCATTCGCTAACCCACCGATAGCCCCGCCACCATTGGCCGCGCCCGTCTCAAAGGCTTGCACCAACTCGCCAAACCCTGCCGCGGCGCTCTCGACGATCGGCACGATCGTGTCGTTGAGGAAGCCGGCCAGGTCAGAAAGCAGCGGCAGCACGGCCGCGCCCATCGTCTCGGCCGCCTCGCCGAGTCGGTCATGGAACTGCGCCCAGCCGCCGTCTGCCTTTGCGGCTGCTTCGGCCTGCCCGCCAAATTCTTTGTTGAGCTCGTCGAGTACGAGCTTCTGGTATTCGGCGATGTGGCCGGTTTCAAACAGGCGCTTGCCCAGTTTCAGCTGCTCGTCGCTGAAACTGACGCCCTGGCGCTGGGCCGCCGACATCGCATCGGCGCTGTTGAGGATCTTGCCGACCATGATCGACATGTCTTCGGGCGTCTTCTTGAGCGCCTGGGCCATATCGACCGTGAGCACGGTCGCGAAGTCGAGCATCTCACCTTTGATATTCCCAAAGGTGAGCAGCATATTGGTTGCGGCCTGAACCTGGTCGTCACCGAAGAGGGATTTACCGGAAGCGGCTGAGAGAGAGGCAGCGAGGCTTTCGACGTGCTCGGCCGACACACCAGCCGCATTGCCCATTGAGGTGATGGTCTGCTCGGTCTGGGCCATCACCAGCTGGTGTGCCCGCGCGTCGTCGATACCGCCCTTGAGCACGGCGCCGAACGCCACGACACCGGCAGCAGCGGCGGCCAGTCCGATCTTGAGCGCCCCGCTGATGATGTTGCCGATATGGGAGAAGCCGGATTCGGCACGCGCCTCGGCGTCGCTGATACCCTGGTCCAGGCCCTTCAGCGACACCTCGGTGCCGAGTACGGCGTTGCCTAGTGAGTCTTCGGCGGCCATGCATGCGCTCGCGTGTCATATAACGCGGGCGCGAGGTGCGGCGGCGTTCGTCGGTGCGCGTGGGGCAGTACGCGCGACGCGCGCCGGAGGGGATTAGATTAATCGCTGGTCGTGTTGCCGAGCTTGTAGCGTTTGATGGCCTCGGCGATAGCCATCAGCGATCGATAGATTACCTGCCAGAGCAAGCGCTCAGGATCCTGTGTCATGCGCTTTCGACCTTTTCAGCATCCTCAGATGTAGTGACCCGAAAGCCCCGTGCGCGAAACCACTCTGCCGCCGCCTGCGGGTCCTGCCGGATGAACTCAACGGGCTGTGGTTTGGGTGCTGGCTGCACCTGGATCTGTAACTGGCGCATCATCCGCCGATAGGCTTGCCGTTCCAAATGCGGCGCGATTGCCGCCTGCACCGCGTCGATCTGCTCGACAGCGCGCAGGGTTGGAAGCTGCTCAATCAGGATCGTCAAGTAGCAGACCGGCATCCGTAAATAGTCTAGCGGCGACCCTCCGTAGTAGTAGCAGAGGCGGGCGAGCGTTTGCCGCGCGGCGTTTTCGCCTGTGGCGCCGGCGGCTCCGCTTCCCCCACGGGGGTTGGCTCCGCTGATACGTCGGCGGCTTTCTGTGCTGCGCGCCAGCGCGTAATGATCTTTTGCTTGCCCCAGGTCGGGATTTTTTCCAAGCGCTCACGTGGGAAATCCGGCATTAGGATCAGCAGCATCTCGTCGATGATGCGCAGCATCTGCTGCATTGCTTTTTGGACCCTGCTAGGGTCACGCTGGGCTACGCCTTTTGATTGCATCAGCGCCTGCGCCTGATCGACCTCTCGCTGCAACTGGTTGTATGCTCCAAAGTCCTCGCTACTGAACATCTGCATCGTGCGCATGTCGTAGCGCTGACCATCGCCGCCGAACGTGTCATCGACGTAGACGATCGGCTCGGGGATTAGGTCGGCAAGACTGAAGGAAGGCATAAGCGTTGCTCCTTATTGCATAGGGCGCGATCGACTAGCCCGTCTGTGCGGTCAGCCAACCCAGCTCGTCGCCGGCAGCCTGGGTATCATCCTCGAACGGCGTGACAACCAGTTCCAGCCCTGCGCGGCCATCCTTCGTGAAGGCTGGCGCGGGCTCGCCGTCAAAGACCGCCATCGGCAGATAGTACTGTATCGGATAGCTACCGTAGGGTGATGCAATCTCCGATCGAAACAGCATGGTGTAAAGCTTCGGCATTCGCCCGCGCTTGATTGGCATGCGCTTGACCGCTGGTGGCCCGGCGTCCGATGTGACGTTGGCCGCGTCGTTCAGTACCCGCGCGTAGTTCTCCAGAGTCAGATCGACAATCATGGTCGTGATGGTGGGGTCCTCTTCAGGTCGCACGGCCTTGACTACCCCCTGGTGATTATCGTCGTAGAACTTCGTCAACGCGCCGGCGTGGTTGACGGTTTGCCCACCGTCGGTATCGCCCACGAACACGAACCCGCTCGCGATTGGATCAGCACTGGCCGCTGGCTCGGCCGTGCTCGCCGTGCCATGAATATAAAGTTTGAGTGTCATGCCGGCGAGCTGCTCGAAGGGCGCCAGATTTGCATCGGCCATGCCGTTATCCTCCTATGGAACGAAGTTGCGATGGCAGCACGCTCGAAGCGAAACGCGCGCCAGGTCGATATTCAGATCGCCGTCTTTGAGGTGCTCAGGCGAGTCGTCCAGCACCAGCCAGTAGAGCAGGCCATTGCCGCGGTCGGTTGCAACGACGGTGCGCTCGCTCGCGTCGCAGATGACCGCCAGCGCGCCGTAGACGCGGTTTGCCTCTTCCTGGCTTGCGCCGTAGCAGCGTGCCTCTAGTCGGCTGCGCTGCTGCCTGCCGTACAAATCGACCGCGCCGCCAGGGGCGTAGCTGACAGTGAGCGCCTTGGATGGGAGCGGCCATGCCTCCTCATCGTCGGCGGCGTCCAGGCCGAACTTGTGCTTGCTCGCCACGCGGCCCTCGGTTTCGAGGTTCAGGTCAGCGTCGCTCACCAGCCGCGCAATGACGATCTCGAGCAGATCGGCGATCACAGCCTTGCCCCACAGATGATACAAAACTGCGCGCCAGTCGGCGGTGTATCACCACACTCACGACAACACAGTCGTTGAGTTGAGCCGGTCGCAGGGGTCTCATTGGATTGCACGCGCCTGTTGGGTGGGTCTCCAGCAGGTCGCACCCCCTGGTTTACCCCGACATGCGAGAACTGCCTGAGAATATTTGAGGGCGTAGCCTCATGCTGCGCGGGCGGCGCTACGTTCGGCCTCGGTGTTTGTGGGTTTGGATTGACTTTAGCCATAACGTCCCCTGGCGCTGGTCCGACATAAATGCCCATTACTGGCAGTGCTTCCTCACGATATCGAGCGCTATCGGTTTCACGCGCCCAAGCCCCTCGCTGATGTAGCGATACAAGCGATGTATCCTCAGCGCGTATCTGACACCCCTGACCCCCACGCTGCCCCGAATACGATCGCCCTCTTCATGTGCCGCGTCGCCCGCAATCGCGCGCTGGAGCGTGCCCGAGCGCTTGCCGTGGCCAGGATAGAGCTCAGCTTTTGCTTCGGTCTCGATCCGCTGATCGATCTCCGTCAGCGCTTGCACGAGCTGGCGCGCTTTCTTTGCTCGCAGCGCCGCGCCCTTCCATGCGATCTTCGCTGACATCGGCCCCCTCCCCGGGTAGCGCAGGCTGCCCGTCCACACCTTCCAGGCTCTCCAATGAAACAAAGATGCGCCCGCGCAGGCTGATCAAGTGACCAGCCTGGGCCAGTTGCCCCATCTTCTTTGGTGTAATCTTCATCGGGTGGTCCCTTTCTCCAGCCTGGCGCTCTGGTGCTTGGCCGCGCGCCCGCGCCGCCGTAACACGTGCTCGATCGTATATGGCCCCGCGTCGGTTGTGCCGTCTTCCAGCACGATGTTGACAATACGATCCTTCGGCTTCACGTCGCGGCCGACTCCAAATAGCAGCAGGTAGGTCGTGATCGTCGGCCGCTCGGCGAGCGCACTATCCGCGACACGCTGCTCTTTCTCCACGAAGCGGCAGCGCATCCCCTGCTCCCATACCTGCCAGCTTTTCTGCTCAGCCTTGAGTCCGTCGCGTCCGATGCTGGTGAAGCGCTCCACGTCGCAGCGGTGGATGAAGTGCGCATCTACGCCCATACCACGTCCTCGGGCTCCAGATCGAACGGCGCGGCCAGTGCAGCGATCACGGCGTTCAGACGTTCATCTGGGATCTCAACCTCTGCCCCTGGCGCGAACAGTACATCGTCGATGCCAGCCACCTTGAACGACAGCGCGAGGTCGCCGCGCCGGAGATTGATCGCGACTTTGCCTTCGCTGTCGGTGATTGCTCGCACTGCCTTAGCTCAACTGAAACGCGAACAGGTTCGTGTTTGCGCTCACGGTCACAACCAAGTTGTTGCTTGAGTTGTTGTAGTACGCTACCGGAAACCCGCCCCAGATTTGGATCTTGGCGGCCGTCGTCGTGAGCGTCAGGTCGGTGATCGCCAGGCCATCCTGCGTACCCGGCGTGACGACCGTCGCCGTACCGCCGGCTGTGCATTCAAGGATCAGTCCAACCCTGCCGTTGTTCGGGATATTGTAGTTGTTGCCGCTGGTCGCGGCGGTCTTGTTGTCGGTGTAGTTCGCCGCCGACGCTGCCACCCGCGTGGCCTTGTAAACGGTGACGGTCACTTCAGCCATAGGTCGGCCTCCTTATGATGGCAGTCGTAGCACGGCGAAGGTCAGTCCCGTCACCTCCGAAAACGTGACGGCGATCTGTCCTGCGGCGTTGTTATAAACCCCAGGCGGAAACGGCCCGATCATCTTGTCGCCAACAGTCGCAAGGACCGTCGCGGTGTAGTCGGCCAGCGCCAGCGTATCGGTCGTGCCGGGCGTCACCACCGTTACCGTGCAATCACCTGCGCCGGTCTTCTTGATGTGCAGAAACACGCGCCCGTTGTTCGGGATCAGGTAGGTATCCGTCGCGCTGCCGGCGGCATAGCTTGGCGTGAGTCCGCTCGACGTGCGGGTAATGACCTGGATCGTCGGTGTGCTCATCGTCACATCCCCATATAACTCAATCGCCGGTAGAGTGCGGCACGGGCTGTCTCCCAGTCCGGCGCCTGGTAGCTATACTCGCCGCCGACCGATTCGCTTTTCATCGCGGTCTGCTCGAGCGCCAGTCGGACCAGTTCGACGATGACCGCCCTGCGCCGTGCCTGATCATCGATCGGCACATAGGTGACGGTCACGATCCCCGCACCCCAGCCGCCGCCCAGATGCTCGATCCGTCCTTCATTGCCCCACACCTGATAGGCTGTAGTTGCCACGGCCAAGGCAGTGCCGCCGCCCTTGTCGGCGGTCGTGATGCCCGATACACTTACCGCTGGTCGCCGCAAGAACAGATTTGTCGTACTGCCGCCGTCGTAAACCTCCGTCACCGTCGCCACACCATCACCTGTCGCGCCGAACCGCCGCACGACCTCGTTTTCCTCGTCGGTGATGATGTCGGCGAGATCAGTATCGTCGAGGTCCGTCTGGACCTTGCGGCGCACATCGGCAACGGTGACGAGCGACATGGCCGGTTACTCCTTGCGCTTGCCGCGCTTGACCGGCTCCGGTTCGTTGATCGCTTCCTCGAAAACCGGCGACGGTGTGAACTCAACAACGGGCGGCTGGTCCTGGCTATCCTCCTGAACGACCTCGCCGGGTGCGCCCTCGGCCTGCTCTTCGAAGGTGAGCAGGCCGAGGGCGTGATCGTCCGACGGCTTTATTTCGTCATCGCTCATCGGGCTGATCTTGTTCTCGCTCGGCCCCTGGCGCAGCTTGTTCTCGCTCGGCCCCTGGCTCGCCTTCGTCAGTCCCAGGCGCTCGGCCTCCTCCAGTGGGATCGTATTGCCGGCGGCAACCAACAGCGTCGCGCGGCTCGGGTCATTCGCTTCGACGGCCTTGCCATCCTTGTCCAGATAGAGCCGCCGGTCGGCGACCCACTCATTGCGATTTGCCATTGGTTTCTCCAGGTCTAGCGGCGTTGCAGCCACAGGCCCGCATGCCGCATGTTCAGCACCACAGATCGGGCAGCGCATTACACCGCCGTCCAGGTGCCGGTGTACCAATTGACTTCCCAGGTTCCAGCGACGACGCACTCAATCTCACAACCCTCGCCCGCGGCGTCGGCAGTCAGATAAGCGCCGGCCGCCTGCTGGGCGCCAGTGGACGGCAGTGCAATCGTCTCGGTGCCGTTCGGGTCGATCCGAAGCTCCTGGGCTGTCTTGACCTTAAAGCGATACCACTGGCCGACCGTCGCCGCAGGCAGACTGAACGTAATTGCCGCGCCCGCGCCCGCGTTCGTGAAGGTCAGGCCATTATCGGTATTGGCGACGACGGTATAGTTCGCGGTCTTGGCTTGTACGGTGCGCAGCCCGCGCCCGCTGAGTGTGCTCATAGCCCCTCCTTACGCTGGCTGGCCGGTCTCGCGACCGATCTTACCCGCCTCGCCGTCGAAGCTCGTGTTGTTCCAAACGTCGGTTGCGGTGCCAACCACATCTGGCGTATTGAAATTGGCGGTTGATGTCTGGAAATAGTTATCGACGATGAAATTGTCTGCCCCGCCACCGTTGTTCGTGTTCAGCACGACCGTGGTATTCGGCGTGCCGCCATCGGTGAACGTGTTCCCACGAATACGGCAGCCGAACGCGGCGATCTTGACACCGTTCGTGAAGCCGTAAAAATGGTTATCGACGATCAGCCACTCGCTCTGGCCGACGCCGATATTGCCGACGCCAAGAATACAGAAGTTCGTCAGCGCGTCGAACCGGCAGTCTTGCACCAGCACGCCGTAGCAACCGCCTGTATCGGAAATACCGTTGTATCCACTGGCAAAGCGGCAGCCGACGATCTCGGCGTGCGAGGCGTCCCGCTCGGCGTCCCCCGCGCCTGCGTCGCGATACAGCTGGATGCAGGCATGATCGGTGGGGCCAGCAAACAGGATGTTTTCAAATCGCCAGCCCTGCTGGAGTACCTTGACGAGCGGGTTGGTCGTCGCACCGCTGGCGGGTGTCGTCCAGGTTGAGGCACTGTGTCCGCCGGCCGGCGTCGGGGCCGCGTCGGCGTGCCGCGGACGATTGCCGCCGCCGGTGATCGTCACGTCGAACACCTGCACCGGCGTCGTCAGTTGCTCCCTGATCTTGCCGACGAAGTAGATGTGATCGCCGCTCTGGAGCAGCGAGAACGCTTTCGCCATCGTCAAGAAAGGCGACTGCCAGCTACGACCGCTGTTGCCGTCGCTGCCGCCCACCGCATCGACGTACCACTCCGTCCCGACAACGGTTGCCGACCGCCCCTCGCGCAGCCGCCCCTGACGTTCGTTCAAGTAGGGCATTGCTTACTCCTGTGCTATACTGAACAAAGAGCGCGGCGGCCTGTATTTGGAGATGGGCGACCGCTTGAGCGGTAAGTGCAGTGTTCGAGTCCTGCCCGCGCTCTTTGTTCTCCTTACGGCGTCAGGTCGATTTCCACGAAGGCCGAGGGACGGAGCACCCCGAACGCTGCGCGCATCTCAGCCAGCAGCGCGATCATGTTGCGGATGAAGAAATCCGAATGCGAGTCGCTCATCAGGATGTTGGCCTCCTCGCGGTCCCAGAGCACCGCGAGGCGCCAGTCGGCGACCATGGCCTGCCCCTCGGTTTCGCCCTCGCTCTCGACCACCGGCAGCCCCCAGAGCCGCGGGGTGCCCAGCACACTGGGGCCGCCGAAATAGTAGCGTGCCTCGTTGTCCTGGGTCAGATCAAGGTCTTCCCAGTCGTTCGGATGCATCACATAGGCGGTTGGGGTAGCCCGTCCTGTCACACGCACCTTCGTGCGTGCGCGTCGTGTTGTGGTCAGGATGTCTGTATCGAACGCCTGGGGAGTGATGCCGGATGTGTTGTGGACGCCGGTAAAGTTCTCGCCGGTGCCGTCACCGTTCAGCACCTGATCCTCCAACTCTTCCTCCAGCCCATAGGTCAGGAAGGAGTTGACCAGCGTGCGAAGCTGCCCGGCGTCCGCGATCGAGCGGCGGGTCGCCGGTATCCAGTGCGCAATCGTCTTGACCGACTCGCTAACAACGAGGGTCGTCAGGCTGCTCTCGGGCTTGGCTCCGCTGCTGCCGCTGGTGGCCGTCGCCTCAGCGACCGGCGCGGCGGCGTTCGTAAAGCCGGTAATCCGCACGTAGTCTACTGTGTCGCTGTCGGTCGTGCCATTCGTGATGATGTCACGAATCGTCAGCGGGCGCATGAACGTGCCCATATCCTGCACGCCCAGGAAGCGCGGATAGACCAGCGCGCCTGCGCTCGTGTTCGACGCGCCGGTCAGGAGCGTCTTCATCCCGCCGGGGACGGCGACCCGCGGCGAGTGACCGAACTGCCCCCGCGTCACCGCGCCGCCGACCATCATCCGCGCACGCCATGCTTTGAACTCCGGATCTTCCAGCATCTGCTGCCCCGGCGTCAACTGCGGCCGATCCGTCTGGTCACGCTCCTCACGACGCTCGCGTCCGGCACCGAGTCGGTTGACCGGCTCTTTCGCCTCACGCTGCCGGCGCTCGTTAGCCGCGCGCAACTCCTGCTGGTCGCGAATCTCTTTGACTTCCAGCTCACGCTCTTCGATTTCCTTGTTGAGCGTGATGACCTCCTGCTTGGTGCTGGCGTCGAGCTGCTCATCACCGGCCTTGTCCCAAATCGCATTGACCTTCTCGACACGCTCCGCGATCTCGGTAAGCAGCGCCTGCTCACGTTGTCTGCTCATGAATACACTCCTAGCTCACGTAGTCGCTGCTGCTGGCGCGACCACGCGGCGCGCAGCGCGTTCGTATCTTGATAGCCGCCGCCCTTCTGCGGCTCGCTGGCCGCGAGCAGGGACTTGAGCGCCTCCGTAGCGCCGTTCAGTGCCTCGATCGTGCTCTCGATCCGCTTGCGGTTTTCGCCCGACAGCACCCGGCCCTCTTTGGCACGCAAAGAGACCAGCGACTCCAGGCGTGTAATATAGCGTTCGACGGCAGCATGCACCGTCTGTTGTTCGATCGTGAGTGGGATGCCCTTCTGCCCCGTTGCCGACGTAGCTGGGTTCATCCCCCAGTTAACATCCGAAAAATCATAGATGTCGGCCTGGTAGAGGTTGCGGATCGTGCGGTCGTCCTGCTCTTCCATGTCCCAGCGCTTCAACTCGAACGCATAGGACATCTCATCGAGCGCGCCGGATTTGAGACCCGCGAGCACCAGGCCGGGCCGCGTCGCGACATCATCGCTCAGATAGGTGCGCTGGACCGCGACCCCGCCAGTGGCGTCGGGCGCGTAGCTCTTAACGGCTGGCGGCAAGTCAGCGCGGTCCACCTCGAAGATGCGATCGATCACCGCGATCGGCGGTTCAGCGCTGTTGTGCTGCCACAGAAAGCGCGCACGCTTGCGCCCGTTCACCGTGCCGTCGCCGACCAGGCCAGGATGCGACCGATCGCCGCCGTCATCCACGTTGCCATGCACGATGGCGATCCCTGTCGCAGTGCGGTCGTCGATGCCCATCATGAAGGCAGGTGTTGTCTTGTATTCCAGCGATGGCGCCTGCCCACGCTCCATCATTCCACGCGCCTCCCAGCTGTCGCAGACATAGGAGGGATCAGCGGCGAAATTGTAGAGCCGGCACTGGCCGCTTATGAAATGCATGCAGGTGCCGCAACGCTGATCGCCTTCTGCATCGCGGTAGTTTGGTGCGTCGGATTGGGCTTTGCCTGGCATGGCATATCACCAGAGAATCAAAAACGCCAGGCGATCCGGTCTAGGATCATCCTGGCGTGTGAAACGCGCTTCGATTTACTTTTGCCGTCTACCTACCGATGGCCCTGATCGTACTCCTTCAGGTTCACGATATGGCGTTCTCGGCGACTATCCATGATCTCGATCTCTCGTGTCGTCGGATTGTAGCGTGCGAGCAGACGCAGGGTTTTCGGATGGCGTACCTCAACGAATGCGCTCGCCTGCGCTGACTTTAGTATAGCACCACTGGTTGCGTTGTCAAGATGTTGTGTCGTCATGGTGTGTGCCTACGATAGTTAATAAAGCGCAACAATCGCCGTCGCAGTTGTGCCGGTCGAGTACACCCGCTTGATCTGAATCCAATGGATGACCCCGACCGCGAGCGCATTGAACGTCACCGTGTCGCCGCCCAGCGTGTCGACCTTGAGATCGCCAGCCCGTCGATGTAGATGCCCCGCGTCGGTGTCGTCAGGTCAACCGTGTCGCTTGGTGTTACTGCCGCCGCCTTCGTGATCGGGGTTGTCAGTCGAGATGCCATGGATGTGCCTTTCGTTAGTCAAAACTCGGCCCGGCGGTCATGTAGTAATCTCCCTTGCGCCTTGCCAAGCTGCCGTAAACCCATGCTCAACAAACCAATCATGCGCTTCCTTCGATCGAACACCTATCGTAGTCTCATGCCAGTGACTATTTCCAAAGTTCTCGCTACTTATATACACCGTATTCGGCTCTATTAACACAACCTTTGAGTGCATATCTGGGCGTGTAGCGATGCTTATATTAGGGAATATCGACTTAATTGATCGGGCGCGAGTGATAAACTTTTCATGGCACAACAAATATATGCCATTGGGCCGACGCCGGAATTGTGTTTCTACGTACCCTATATCCGGCAAAGAGTACGTCATTATCCTGACAGTCCCCACCTGTCTATGCAACTGCGACAACTTCATCGCCCAAGTATGCGATGAAGCATAAAGTTTTATTTCACCGCTCTTAAACAAAATTCCATGTATATCATTTTCCCACCCCATCTATTCACCCGCCTTAGCTACTTCTGCTCCAATAACGGTCATGCTCCTCTGTTCAGTCGTCAAAACTAAGTAATGCCTGCCCCAGTAGTACTTGAGATAGGCGATGATTGACCATTGAATGATTTTGTGTATCATGTGCTACTCACCTCTTCGTTGCTCATTTTGTACCTCACTCGAAACTCGGCCCGAACGTCCTGACGCAGTTGGTGTGTCCCAGCGGATTCGCCCGCGCCCATGCCAGCGTTTGCGTTGTACCGTTGAGCTGATTACACTCGTCATCCGAGTCCTCGCCTCCGCCGTCGAACACAATTACCCGCCTCACCCCCGTCTCATCATACCGATCGACCGCGACGATCTGCTGTGCTGTGCCCAGCTCTGTCCTGGCAATCGCCCGCGCGCGTCCCTTGTAGGTTTCCGTGATAAGGCTGCGCAGTCCTGGCGTGTCTTCGTCGCCGCGCACTAGCTGGTCGAGCGTCCAGCCCTGATCGGCGGCGTGGCTGAGGAGGTTTTGGAGCTCTGCCCTGGTCGCATCGTCGATCAGAGTCACGCGCGATCCTGCCGTCTTCAATGCCCTGACCACCGCAGGATCGGACAACTCGAATGCAACCTCAACACCCAGCGCATCATTCCAGAGCGGCCAGGAGGACTCCAGTACCTCGACATAATAACGCTTAACGGTCTTTTCCAGGTCAAGCCAATCGTCGTCCTTGATCAGGTCATCGAGGCCGGGGAGATCGGCTTTTGTCTCCAGTACGAGCCCCCACGCCTTCCCCACCCGCGCCGCAACCCGATTGGCCAGGCCGGCGAAGAACCGATCGACAGCCTGCTCCATCCGCTTGGCCGAGGCCGCGCGCACCTTCTGCATCGCTCGCACGAGTTTTGCAGGTGACATGCGGGCTTTGGTTTTCGGCGGAGCGGGAAGTTGCAATGGCGCTGCTGACGTGGCAAGTGTTGGATCGAGGCCAACCAACCGCAGCGCATCGGGCACATCGATCCCGACATTGACGGCCACCTGCGCAACAGTTAGCAGCCCCTGAAGACGACGAAGCCTATCATCCGTCGTTTCGTCTTCAGGCGGCAGTCCAAGTTGCGCACGTGCCTCGTTGCGGCTGACCACACCTGACTCGATGTGATAGCCCAGGATCGGCGTGGATTGCGGCGCGGCAAGTTGCTTCGGCTCCGCGTTTGATGTCGGCGTTAATTCGGGATTGAGCACCGCGCCAGTTGGCTCAAGCGAGGCTGCAACCGTAACCCGAAACAACTCATCCGGTCGCGGATCACCCAGCCCAAGCATCGCCCGGGATTCGTAGAACCCCAGGTATCCGCTCGTGAACGCCTTATCGACCCGCCCCCACTTCGCATCTTCATTCTCTTGCAGCGCCTGCACCTTCGCAAGGTTGTGCCGCACCGCGACACCGTTGCCAAACTCCGGCGCAAGGTCGGCCTGAATCTCACTCGACACCGTGCGCCAGAGCGGCACTAGCGTTGCCAGCGTGAAGCGGAGCCATGCCTGCTCCGAGTTGGCGTAGGTCGGATCGTCGCCCAGGCCAGCCACCACCGACGGCACTTTCATCACGGCGCAGATACGCTGCTCGGGGATATCGTGGAGCGCGGCGAAGCTCAGCTCTTCCATGTTGAGCGAGAGACGTTCGATCTCAGCGCCGGCCTCCAGGATCAACACCCCGCCGAGGTTGTCGCCGCCATAGTTTTCCTTGAACTGCGCCTTGGCCCGCCGCACTTCGTCATCGTTCATGAAGCGCTGGGCGCTCTGCTTCACGATCGTGCGCGGCACCGCATCGTTCTTAAGCAGCGTCGTCACGTAGCGCGATGCCTCATTGTCCGAGTCGACCTCGCGCGCGGCGGCCAGGATCGGCGGCTGGGCCATCCACGGCTGCTTCGGGTCGAGCGCCGGCCACTTGATATGTACGATGTCTTCGCGCGGGATGTCGGTCGGCTTGTCTGTGCCGTTCGACAGTTCGTAGTGGTCGATCCAAGATGCGGCATCGGGATCGTTTGCAGCAATCGGCGTGATCTGCCCATCGTGGTACGGTCGCAATTCGACCACCTGCCCGCGGCTGTTACGACCTTTGTGGAGATAGGCATTACCACCGATCGCCATCCAAGTAACGATCGCGGCGTGCAGTTCGGCCTCGCCCATGTCCGCGTTCGGGTTTTTCAGGAGCTTGCGAAGCGGGTGATTGGGGACCTGCGCGGCATCGTCTGACTCATCTTCCCAGACCAGCAAGGGCGGCTCGGGGAAGGAAAAGGCCAGTGCCTCGATACAGGCGAAGTAGACCGCGTTGCGCTGATAGCCTTCTGCAACAAGGTTTCTCCACGATGGCTCCAGAAACGACCGCGTGAACCAGCGCGGCACGATGGCGAAGCCGCTGGATTTGTAGAGCCAGCGAGCCAGGCGATAGCGAACGGCAGTCGTGAACCTCATCTGCTTCTCAGATAGAGGCCGATGCGACTATTCCAAAAGTCACACTCAGCCTCGATAAGCCGACGTGGGAAAAGGCAGCTAGCCTCACAATGCCCAATGACGATCCGCGCCGGGGAAATCCAGCCGGTGACAAGTTCCCCATCGTCCCAGTACTCACCCCATCGTGCTGCGATCCAATGCGCTGCCTTGCCGCGCAATCGCCATAGCAGAGCCGAAAGCGTCATCAAGAACGGACAAACGTAGGCGTCGGGCTGATTGTTATAGCTCTGTCTGCGTATCCACCAAAATAGCGGCAATGGTATCTGGCTCATCGGAATAACCCTCCACTCGGCCCGCGCTTGACCCAGCCGACGATGTAGCGCTCAGCATCCATATAGTGAAAACTGTGCTTGTCCTCGATCTCTTCTGTCGGCTCGCCCCTGGCATCCAGCTTCCGGCTATAGCTCTGCTTCTGATTCAGATAGCCCGTCACATCGTCGAACACGACGATCTCGCCTTTCGCATGCGCACCATAGACACGGTTGATACTGATCTCCACATCGGTGACGGCTGGCGGCATGACCGGCAACCCGCCGGCGCGAAATTCGTCGCGCCACTGCCCCTCGGACTTCGCTCCGCCGACACAGATCGGGATCTTCGGCTCGCCTCTGAGCAGGTGTGTCGCATGCTCTTTGGCCGTACGTCCGCCGGCGAGATACTCGCGATACAGGAACAGCCGCCCTGTCTCGCGTATTTCGCCATGATGCATAATGCTCGGAGCCAATTCAGCGGCGTAGAACAGCCCCGCCGTATTGACCCCTCCGAAGTCAAGGCCAAGGTAGCGTGGCCAATCGTCAGGGATTGCGAAGCGTGGGCAGGTGTGGCGCTGCTCATCGAAGTTGTCATAGATGAGACCAGCTGGCCTCTCGTACAGCCCGCGATAGAACATTCCAAACTTCCAGACTGGCAGATCGACCTTGGCCCGTTCCCACTCCTGGCGCGGGAACACTGGATTGAGGATGCTATCAAACTGGATAACATCGATCTCGGGGTGGCGCTTGCCTGCCTTGATCCACACATCATAGAGCTTCGTTTTGAGCCAGCCCATATTGTAGATCGTCGTCGTAAGAAGCAGGCGCCCCTGCGCGAGCGAAAGGCGCCGGAGCATTGCCTCGTAGGTCTCAACCGTGAAGTCATCTTGGCCAGCTTCGTCGGCCCATGCACCTTTTGCCGTCGAGGCCTCGAGCCCACCGTCACTCCCTGCACTGCGCAGGATAATACGACCCCACATCCGATCGTCAGCGTGCTTGGCCCAGAACTGCCCGATCGTCGGGTCGCGCAGCTCGATAATGCGATCACCCGACCAATAGCGACCGATGCCGTAGACATGCTCAAAAGTCTCTCTGAGCGCCGGTAACATCTTGAGCTTGAACAGATCATAGCTCGCTGTGACGGCCAGATAGTCGCCTGCGCCACGCCGATCGATCTCGCGCTTGAGCCACAGCGGGCCCCAGCTGGTCTTGCCTGACTGTGTGCCAGCAAGTACGACCACGAAACGCTTATCACTGCGCCAGGCCCGTGCCTGCCCAGCATGCATGCGTGTGCGGTACTGCTGATCATTCGTTCGTGTCCACAGACTCATCGGCGGGTACTTCGATCACGACTTCACGAACCGGCGCAAAAGCGCCGGGCGGGCCGGTCTCCTGACGATCAACGAACAGGCCATGATGCTTGCCAAGAAGAGCAAGGGCAGCCTGCTGATCGTGAACTTCAATCTTCGTTCCATATCGCGTCGGTGTTACCGACTTGATCAAATGCAGCGGGGCGTCGCGTGTTAGCCTTAATCCGGTCATCTCCCCAGCATCGTCAAAGTTAAACAGATCGCGAATATCGGCGCGAGCCATATCGGCAAGCCTGGCGAGCACCTCGTCAGCAGGCATCGCACGAAGCGCTAATCCAGCCTGGATCGCAGCCGCGATGTCAGCATATGTCAACAGCCGCTGCCCTTGCGAGCGCGCTGTTTTGACCGAGTACCCTGCCCGTCGAGCTGCTTCAGCTGCATTCAGACAAGCCAGGTACTCCTCAACAAAAAGGCGCTGTTTGGGAGGCAGCGCAGCCAGCGCGGCATCAAACCGCTCTTGTAATGTCGGGCTATCAGTCACTTGATTTCGGCTCCGGCCGCCGCACGCGCACGATATGCGGCGCGATGAGTTGCACCCGCGCCTCGCAATCCACGAGCTCCCCGTTGGCACGCCGTTCCGTCCAGCGGACAAAGAGGCTGTCCCCATCAACGACGAACTTCGGATCGCTCTCCTCAACGATGGGGTTGTGTTGGATGAGTAGCATAATCGCCTCCAAACGCTAACCCGACAATCCCGCGCCCTTCCCGTCCAGCCCTCCCCGCAGATCCAACGATTGCGATATCCAAGCTCAAAGGTCACGCCATAATCGACCAGTCGTAATCGCAGAAATAAGACTCCGCGAAACATTGTACTCACAAGCAAGTGTCTTTTGTTGGCCACGGGCACCGGTATAACGTATGCGTATCTCCTGAACCTGCTCAACTGTCAACTTTGCCGAGCCATTACGCTCACCGCGCGCGCGGCGTTCAGGATGTTTGCTAAACGGCACCATGCCACGAGCCTGGCGCCCTTTGGTGATTTTATCGTTATTATTGTCATCAACTGTTCCTATCCACAGGTGATCGGGCCGAACACACGACGGATTATCACAGTAATGACATACATATAGACCAGATGGGATCGGGCCATAAGCCAGGGTATAAGCAACGCGGTGAGCACCAATCGTCTTCCCCGCAACCTTAAATATCCCGTACCCTTGCTTATCCCGAAATGCACACCAGATCCAACATCCGTCCTCTGACTTCTTAACCTTCGACCAGAAACGATCCGTAAGTGGTATACTAGCCATGTCAGCCTCCTTATCAGGTTGACCACACCCCGGCTGTTTGCGCCAGCGCGGGGTAAACTATTTACATCTATATTATACCACAAACAGCATACTTTATCGCTTTCCAATCACATAAACCCGAACAGGACACTCAGTAGCTTTTCCTTTCCATCGTAAACCACAAATCCGCTTACCGCTCTTAAAATCAAGCTCCACCCACACCTCGCGATCGATCAGCGGCTGCCGGTGCCCCCTGCTGTCGTCAGGCAAGTCGACCACCAAACACTCGAGTGTTCCCGCCGGTCCCTCAACCCGTAGCCAGAGCCTGGCCATGTCTTCGTCGTGTGCCAGCGTGTAGGCCACGTAGCACAGCGCAGGCGGCGCGTGATGGGCCTTCGCCCGAGCCTCCATCACGTTCGGCGCATACATTACGGCGAACCCTACGTGATCGGGTGTCCCCCACGAGCCGAGCGCCAGGACGAGCACCGCGGCACTAGCGAGGCCCATCAGCCCGCCGTCGAGCCGCCTGCACCTCGTGAATGAGTGCTAAGACGACACCCGGCCAGAGTGCTGTAATGTAGCGTGCGTTCGCGGCACTGGTCGGGCCATTGCCCGTGATGGCAACGACGCGCGGATCGTCTTGCCCAACGAAAACCATCTGAATATCTGTTTCTTCGGACTTCGCCAGCTGATCGGCAACATAGGCGGTAGCGGCTTCTAATGTGCTCGTCGCACTATGCCCCCACTGCCAGCGATGTTGCGTCGCCGCCTGGGCAAGCGTGGTTAGTTCCTGAAGTTCAGCATCGGAAAGCATCATGTCCTTCCTTTCGGCCCATCGGCCGCCTGTCGCTCGTTCAGCAACTGCCGCCGCAGACGCCGAGCGATGCTCTTCCAGTCGTCGCGCTGCTGCACCGTCTCGTACAGCTGCTGCTCTAAGCGCAAGAGCCGGTCGAGCAGGTGCGCGCGGTCGGACATCGGCGCTTCATCGGTGCCCATCGGCCTCACGAAGTGCCCAAACGACCTTATGAAAAGCCTCTGGCGTCAGCCCCTGCGCAAAGTTCGTGTAGTAGTGATACTGCTGGTCGTTCATCAGAACGACATAGCGGCCATCCTGCCCGTAGGCCGAGGCATGGAAAGCGCCCCAACAGTGTCTGAGATAGGCCACAATCAGCCAGTGAATGAGTTTACGTATCATATGCGCCCTCTGGCTCATCGGCCTCATCGTCCAGAAACAGCCCCGTGTGCCCTGGGTCCAGCTCATCGCCGCGCTTCGACCGGAATAACGCAAAGGTCAGCACGCCCAACATGAAGCAGCCGACCCCAACACAGAAGAGCAGAAGTCCGATCATTGCCTACCCCCAGTCTCCCAGTAAATCGCCAGCAGGATCAGCACGGCCAATACAACAGCAGCCAGCACGGCAACCGAGAGATTCACTGCACCAACCGCTCCCGCTCGACTCGATCCACCGGCGCTGCTGGCGTGTGTACGACATTCAGCCGGCTGATCAGATCGTTAAAAACGTTCGATCCCCTGCTGATGAGCAGGCCCGTCAGCACGCTCCCGACGAACGGCACGCTGGCCGGATAGCCGAGGAGTGCCAGCAAATCCGCGCCGTAGGCCAGGCAGAGCGCGACGCCCAGTGCGGCGGCCACATAGGGCTTGTAGGCCGATGGGATCGGTGTGCCGAAATACTCAATGAGCGCCTCGACGACGATGACCAAGACAACGATAAGTGCAAACACCATAGCTACCCCTTATGGCAAAAGCCCAAACAGCTTCCCGAGTGCCTGTAATGCGGGGACGCTCGACAATGCTCCAATGACAACAATTGCCGTCCGCATCCCCTTCCATTGGTTCAGTCGCGCTTCATTCTGATCGATCAACTGGTCGATCTTGTCTTCCAGCTTCGCAATCCGCTCGATGATCCCCACCTGGCGCGTTCGCACATCACCGTACATCAGCGCCTCTAGCTGGGCCACAGCTTTGATGAGCGGCGCGATCTGGGTGGCGGCCTCAGCAGACACTTGCTCGCGCACGGTGCGCATAGCGGTCGAAAGCTCCTGGACCGCCGAGAGCACCTGCTTGTAATACTGCTGCTCGTCACTCGCGCTCATTGATCTTGATACGCTCTTGCAATAATGTAATGACCTGATCTTGGAGCGCGATCAAACGACCCTGCGTTGCGGCGTTCTCTTGCTGGTGCCGCGCTGACACGTCACGAACGATCGCAATCGTCAGCCCACCGTCGAGCGGGCCAAGCGCGATCTCGACGTTGATGACCGTCCCGTCGGCACGGAGCGCCGGAAGCGTCCGGCCGAGCGCCATCGGACGCTGGCGTGGGGCCGCGTTATAGAGCGCGCGGTGGCCGCGATGCCGCGGACGGATAGACTCCGGGATAAGCAAATCAACATTCTTTTGTAGCAACGCCTCGATGCTGTAGCCAAACAGCAGTGCGGCCTGGCTGTTGGCGGCAACGATCGCGCCAGCGGGATCAACCACGAGCGCGGCATCAGGGACGACATGTATCCATTCCGCCACAATGCTATCCCCCGGTTGGGCGATCCCCACGCCCGTAATCTCTGCTACAATCACTGATAGCTCCTCGACGGTCTAGCCCGCCGTGGGGTCAGCCGTGCGGTGGGGATACCAGCCCTACCGTGCGGCGCTCCACCTAGTCCCCGACTGCGCACGAGCGCGCTTGCTCGTCCAATATCCGATCGATCTGCTCTAAATGGCGCTGGTGCAAAGTCAATTGTTCGCGCATCCGCACAGCCATTTCGCGATCGACCTCCTGCGCGCTCGCCAAAAACATGACCGCCTGCACTGCCAAACGCTGCGCGATATCGGCGAATTGTGCCAGGAGGTCATCCGCCGCCGCCTGAATAGCGACCTGATCGCCCGCTGTGACCGCTGCGCTGAACCGATCGACGGCCGCGATCTGCTGCTCTCTGATAGAGCGCCGTCGGCGATAGACGCGAGTCATAGATGCTCCAGCTGCTCGAGCAGCGCGAACCCAAGGCCATTTTTCATGTGGCCAATCCCGCCCCACTCCGGCTTAACCTCGTCGATCTCAACGACGGCGCCAGAGGGCAGGAAAGCCGTGCCGTTCAGGGCGATGGGGAAGTTCAGCCCAGGCCCTTGATGCACCGCGGCGCCGCGCACGCGGTAGGTGCCTGGCGCATTGACCATCAGGCTCTGCTTGAAAGTGGCCCAATCGAAATTCGCGGGGTCAGTCTTCCGACCGCGCGGGATGGCAATATCGAGGTGACGCACGACATGAGAAAGCGGGATGTGATACTCCGTCATCTTTGCCTGCACCAGGGCACGGAAAGCGGCAATCTGGACAGCGGGGTAGGGATCGGGCGGATGGGTCGTCTTATTCGGCATCTCCATCCCGGTGAGATTCTCCAGCTCGATCCCGAGCGATCCCGCCTGGATCTCCTCACTGTCCAGATCGTTCCAGAACGACGCGCCGGCGTGCCAAGCCGCGCGGGCGTCGGCGACGAGCTGGGCGATGTGGCCATCCTTACGGACGAGGTAATGCGAGGAAACACGGGAATTGGGGTTACAGAGCCAGTTTAGGGAAGAGAGGTATGGGCCGACCGTCGCATGGCCGACGATCAGCGTGATGGGCTGCCCGTTGCGCGAGCTGTGATTAGGGGAACTGTGCGATCGGTCGATGTCGAGGGTCATGCCCAGCCCTTCCGCAGCGCGGACGAGCTCAGCGCCCTTATGGTAACACGGGAAGACGGGCGGCGTCAAGAGGGTGGAAGAATTGTAATCTGGAAAGATTGCCTCTTGACTTGTACGTACAGACGTGTTATACTGTACGTACTGAGATAAACGATGTACGGACGAAAGGGCAAAGACATGACAGAGCAGACAAAGAAAACCGCACACATCCGCCGCAGTCTCCTGAGCATTTGGCTCGACGCCGGCAAAGGCCGCGGCGGCACATGCAAAACCGAGGTTGATTTCGATAAGCAGTGTGAGCTAGTGAAGGGCGCAGGCTACGAGCTGATCGACCTGGACGCTCACGACGCCAGCACAGGGCGCCCCCTTCCCTCAAATGCGTGGGCATGGAGGAAATAAATGGCACACACCGCATATCAGCTCGGGCGACTACTGGCCGCCCTTGAGCATCTCAAGGCAACAAACCAGCCGCGCCAACTGTATGTCCAGGCATCGAGCCAGCCATCGGCGCTTGTGCCGATCCTGGCACGCGCGACCACATTCCCCGGCGCGGTCGATATTCTGACGCCTATCGTCGGCCAGTTGCCCGATGACGCATTTAGCAGGGAACTGACCAACGAAGAGTCGAGCGATTTCGCTCTGGGCTACTACCATCAGCGGGCCGATTTCAGGAAGGGGGTGCTTCCCGCACTTCCCGAAACCGAGCCGGATCTTGACGCCCGCTATGAGTTGCGCATGGACACCGATCTCAAAGCCTGGGTCAAAGCGAACGGCGGTGACAAGCTCATCCGTGCTTTGCTTCGCGAGGCCCGCGACAAAAGGTAAGGCCCCGCCACTTGCCCGAGCGACGGGGCCACCGTGGAGAGAGAGGAGATTAGGAGTACACGAAGCATACCACAAGCGGGGCCGCTCTGCAAGAGGGCCCACGAAATATGCTATACTGCGTGAAACAACACCCCGGCACGGCGCGACGAGCTCAGCAGGCACCCGCGCGGCCGGGGTGTTTCGGCGTAAAGTGCCGAGGCTATCTCGGCACGGTCATTTTCCAGATACCGAGTTGCTCAGTTACACCATCCCAAGCAACCACATCAGCACGCTTAATATCACCGACCAGCATCGGAACCTCAGTTTGATCCGGTCCCAGCGGCAGCGTCCCCATGACAATCAAATGCTGCAAGGCGCCGTCGGCGTCGAACTCCTGCTTGACCCCCCGTACCAGCATGGAGCGCGCCGATCGTAGATCAATATCGATGTCCGTGTCGGCATTCATCGGCAGCGTGACGGTCATCGTTCCCGTCGCCACCTGCGCAATCCATCCACCTGGCGGCAGTCCTCGCGCCTCGCGGGTCGATGCCGGCAACGCGGCTTGGAGAATGCGGATCGCCTGACGCTCACGCGTCTCGGCCGGCATGCCACAACCAGCGAACAAGACTAACGCTATAAGTACGAACCAGCGCATAGATTACAACAAGATTAAAGACTACCGCAAAGGGTATTTACAGCTTGACTCGACTTATGGTAGTATGGTTGAATAATCGTCCGGCTCGAAGGTCTCTATCCGCCGGCCCCGCCCGCTGGCCTCCTCTTTCGTTTCAGCGCGCTACCCGCGTGGCGCTGGCGCGCTGGCCTATCCCCCAGGAGGCTTGTGTGTCGCTCAGAACGATCAGGAACCTCTTCTATCTTTCGGTCATTGCCGTCGCGGTCATCCTCGACTGCACCGGCGGCGTGATTGGCTGGGCAGCGGCTGTCATCGTGCTGGCAGGCGCCAAGCCAATATTCAGCCTTGGGTGCCAAGCCGCAGAGCAAAAAGGCGCAAAAGATGCGCTTACACGAGTCAGGCAGCGCGCACTAGCCGATCTTGCTACTGACGACCCTGTTCTTCAAGAAGAGCATCAGCAGCTTCAACAAGCCGGCGCCGCAACGCATCCCGATTAACCCCCTGCATGCGCATCAGCCGTGCATACCAGGCATCTGCTAGCACTTCTGCCTGTTCCTTAGTCGCACGCGGATCGAGCAGCGCTCCTACGTCCTCCCAGGAACCGCCCACCGCATCGTTGACCGCTTTTAGAGTGCTCGCACCTGGGTCCTGGATATCTCGCGAAATGAGACGCGAGATGTAACCGGGCTTCTTGCCGGCCTGCACTGCGACTGCCCCAACCTTCAGTCCCTGAAGGCTCACAAGGCGATCGAAATACACTCCTACTGCCTCCACACTCATACCTCCATTATAGCAATGATTACCCCTAGGTAAATACCCGCGCGCGTATTGACTTTGTTACGTGTGCGTGATACAATCCGCATAGGTGACAAATATATCCCCCAAAGGTGATAGTATGCTGCCCAAAGAGGAACTGATACCTATTGTCGACTCCGCTTTTGACGAGGTGCGCGCCAGGCTGCGTGTGGCAAACGATACCGAGCTCGCCCGAGTGCTTGGAACCTCGCAAAAAACTATCTCCGAACTCCGTAACGGCCACTGGACCACCATCGACGCCGCGCTGATCAGCGTGCTCGTCACCGCGCTCCGACCCATCGAACAAATTGCGTGAAAATTCATCCCGCATAGGTATTGACATTATGACCTATACGTGATATACTTTACGCATAGGTTATGAATTTATCACGCACAGGAGCCACCCCAATGACCACAACCACCGCCCGCCGCGACATCCTCGCCCAGGTCGCCCTCGACATCCGCCGGTGCAGCGAGGCCGAGGCCCGCGTAAAGCACCAGGCGGGCGACTGGCGAGCCGATGCGCTGGAGCGCGCTGGCGAACTGGCTTTGGGTGGTTATCTGGTGAAGAGCCGCAAAGCCGCCGAGCAGGCACGCGAGCAGTAGAGGAGCACGACGATGGGCTACTACAACGAATGTTCCATGGACGACCCGAACGCCGAAATCATCAGCAACGAAGGCTGGTCGGTTGACGATCGCCCCGCCACACAGTTGCCCGCCGGCCTGCGCATCGCGCGCTACGATGAGCCAGGCTGGGCGTACCGGACCCCGACCACGACACTCTGGGTAACAGATGCACCGCCGCTGACCACCGACCACCCCGCCATTACCAAGCGCATCGGCGAGTACGACCCGACGACCCGCCAGTACCCCGCCTACGTCTCCATCGACGGCGAGCCCGAGCAGCTCGTCGGCATCCGCTGGAGCGCCGGCGCGGCCGACCTGTGCGCAGACGAGTACATCTTTCAGTACTACGTGGATCGACACACGCCCGAGGCGGCGGCGCGGATCGCGCTGGCGTTCGCACCAGCGCAACCTGTTGACGACACCCCGTATTGCTTCTTCCATCCCGACGCAACCGATCACGACACACGGCACTGCCCCAAGCTCGATGAGCCAGGGTTTGGCGAGCCGTCCTACAGCGTTTTCAACTAGCCGGGCAGGGAGCACGTCATGAGGTACATCGTCACCGGCGTCGCGCAAATTTGCATCTACTCGCAGTGGACCGAGCGCGCCGTCCGCGTCGAGGTGCGTGGGGCAGACGCTGGCGCGGCGAAGGATCTCGCGCTGGAACTGGAGAAGCGCAACGCCGAACGCCTGGACCCGCACGCGACCGTCCAGTGGCACACACCCGCGCTGGTCCAGGTGCAGCCAATATTTTAGGAGAGAGATATGCCCATCACACCCGACGACCTCGCAGCTGCCCTGCGCACCACCCTGGAGCGTGGTTCCGCGCCAGAGGCTCACTGGACCCTGACGCGCTGGGAAACGCAGCAGGACAAGCCCGACGCCGGGCGCGGCCTGGCGCGGCTGCTCTGGCGCAACTACAGCTACGCGATCGGGCAGCTGGCCCAACTCAGCGAGTTCGACCGGCGCGCAATGGCGGAGGCGTACGTCCGCTATCATCAGAGTTTTGGAGCCAAGCAGGACCTGACCGCAAGCATGGTGCTCGCGGACTGGCAAATAGCTATCGACCGGCAGGTGGCGGCGCAGCACAGCGCAGGTATTGAAGGGTAGCCAAGGAGACCGCATCAGATAGTACTCACCCTACTATCGACCGCCGTAAGTATACCACAAAGTGAACAGATTGTAATCAAAGGCGCCACGGGGTGAGCGCGGCGCCAGAGACACGAAGGGCTAGCTTCATGTCTGCCGACATCATACCACAACCGGACGCCGACGCCATCGCCGAGGTCGTGCGCGAGCGATACACCTGGCTCACGCGACGCGAGCACGTTTCGACGCTGGACGAGCTGGATGAGGTGGTAGCGCTGGAGCGGCTGCTGATGGCACACGCGGCCTATCAGGTTGAGGCCAAGCGCGGCACGGGGATTATCCGGCGCGCTGTAGAACTGATGCGAGTCGGCCGCGGCTGGTCGCAGGCGCTGGAGATCGCTCGCCGGGAGGCACACAATGCCGTGGCATAGCCAGGATGAGGCCGACGAACGTCAGCGCTCCATCGCGCAACTCCGTGCCGACTTCCAGGCGATGCCGCCGGAGATCCAGGAGGAGACACGGGGACGAGTCCAGCGGCTGCTCGTGGACGAGGCCAAACGCAAGCAGGGCCAGCCGAGCTACCTGCGGCGGATCGCTCGTAAGGTGTATGGAATATGAGTGCGGAGACCTACCAATGTACTCTGTGTGGTGAGATGAAGCCACGAGAGAGCTTTCCAAAAAATAATGGGAAAAAGGGATGTGGCTCGCGCTGCAAAGTCTGCCATGCAAAGGAACAATCCCACTATCGCGCAAAGTATCCAGAGAAGAAACAAACATATGATGAGCAGTGGAGGGCTGCGCATATACAGCATAAACGAGAATATAACGAAAAATGGTACCAGCAACACCAGGGAAAGAGAACCGAACATAGCCGCAACTATACCGATCGAAAACGAACTAACGGCGGCGTATTCACAAAAGAAGAGTTTCAGGCACTATGTACATTCTACAACAATCGCTGTGTGCGATGCGGTTCAGATGGACCACTTCAAGCAGATCATATCATACCCGTCAGCAAGGGCGGCAGTAACAATATAAGCAATATCCAGCCTTTATGTGCTAGCTGCAATCATAAAAAGCACGTAAAGATTATTGATTATCGGGTTAGTTGAGCTTCAAGGAGGTGATTGCCAAAGATCACAGCAGGCCAAAAACCGTTTATGCAACGACTGGGGCGGCGTGATGTTGTTTGTAATTGGGTACAACACTGCGGGCGCCGCCCTGGTCGAAGTCGAGGGACACGAATGAGCTTTTCGAAACGCGCCAATATGGCCCGCAAGCGCTACGCCACACTACAGCGGCGGATCGATCGCTTTGTATCCATCGGAGCGGGGATCGTGCTGTTCGCTGTCTTTGCCTACATCATCATATCGTTGGGCCGATCAGCGGGTCTGTGGTAAGGGCCAAAGGATAGAAAGCTATGTCTACACATCATTTTCTTACACTTCGCCAGCGACTGATCGACTGTCGCATCAGCCTACGAGCAGCCAAGGATGCCTTCGAGTTAGCAAAGGCCGAGGCAGAACAAGAGGCATTCAACAGCGGGCGCGCCAGCGGATCAAATGAGGCCGCGCGCCAACGCAGCCTGACCATCGCGCTGGAACAAGATGGCGCCTATCGCACCGCTCACTTCAATCTGCGATCTGCCGAAAACGAGCTTGACCGCATCGAGCAACTCTTAGAGGCCGCGCGCGACGAACGACGCGCCAGCGAATGGCAGATCCGCGCCAGACTGGCCGATGTGTTGCTCGGCACCGGCATTCCATCGGACGACAGCGACCCGGTCGGCGACAGTGCATTCGACGACGCACTGCTCTACAACCTTGACACCCAGGCGGCACTAGCCGCCGGGCGATAACCAACCGTTACTCGTGGACAACAACAGGAGACACCAGCCATGACCACTCTCACCGACCCGTACACCGCCGCGATGACCGCGCCCGAACAGGAGCGCCATTATTTTGGCCTCGTGACCACCGTCGACTCCTATTTCTGTGTCCTGCAGAAAGGTACCGGCAAGCGTGTTTGGGACCCGACTCGCGACGCCGCCAGTGACCGCCGCATCGCTATCAAGCTCAGCGTCGAGTGTGCCAAGCGCGACGGCGGCGCCTATACCGTTGATCAGGACTGCCTCAACTTTGAGAGGGCTTGGATCGGCTACACCCTGCCGAGCCTCCAAAAGCTCGGCCTGAGCGACCTGCGTGCGCTGAAAGGCAAATCCTGCCACATCAAGCGCATCTCTACCGGCGAACACTACACGAATCAGAAAGGCGAACAGAAGGAAAAAAGCGCGATCGTCTTCATCGAATTGTTTGAGGATGCCGCAGCATGCAACGCAGCCTCCGAGACATTCTACGGCGATCGGCGCGGCAAGGCCGGTGTCGAAGAGGCCGATGTACCCGAGCCGCCCAAGTCGGCGATGCCGCCCGAGCAGCAATTCGCGCTGAACTCGCTCCCTGCGCTCTGGAAGGCCAGCGGCCACAACGCCGAAGCGTTTACTAAGCTGATCAACGACAATCCAATGATCAAGCGCTGGTACCCCGCAACCCATCCGCATGTCCGTGCGTTGATAGCTGGGACAATCGAGGAAGCACCAGCCGACGACGATCTGCCGTTCTAGCGGCTATTCCAGCCGGATCGGGCGCAATACCCGATCCAGCTGTATCCAAGGAAACAGCGATGACAACAGCACTCACCAAACGAGAACCACAAAACCGATTGACACTTGACACCATGAATCTGATCATGGCGCTCGCGCCGAGCTGGCATACCTGTCGCTGGTTCGGTATCAGCAGCCCGGAACAAGCCACTGTACTGATGGCGAAAGCCGCCGATCTGGGGCTGCCAATCACCAGTGCCTTCGACTTGATCAAACCGATTTCGACGCCGAACGGCACCGACCTGGCGCTCTCGCCACGTGGCGCCCAGGCGCTCATCCTCGCGAGCGGCCTCCTGGAAGATATGCAGATTGACAACCAGCCCGAGCGCTGCACCGTCACATTGAAACGGCGCGGTGTCCCGACACCAATCACGATCACGTTCGCTATTGACGACGCACGGAAAGCCGGCTTGACTGCTGGCAGCCCGACATCTAGCGGCAAGCCGCGCGGCGACGGCGGCTATGAACGATGGCTCGCCAACATGCTGCGCTGGCGAGCGCTGGGCTTCGCTCAGGATTTGCTCTTCGCCGATGTCTGCGGCGGCCTCAGTAGCGCGGCAAAATACGATATCCCGATCACTGAAGAGGGTGATTTTGCCGAAAGCGAGGCCACCAATGATCGCGCTTAACAGCGTACCGGGTGGCCTCCAACTGACCACACCATACGATGCGGCGTTCCTACACGAGTTCAAGCTGGCCGTGCCGCACACAGCACGCCAGTGGGCCAAACCGCACTGGATCGTCGATGTCGCCTACGGCCCCAAGCTGATCGAGTTGATCTACGCCTACTTTGGCCAGCAGCTGTCATTGCCACAAGCTACTGCCGCGCCAGCGACGCCAGAAATCCGCGCGATCGAGTTGCGCTATCTGGGCCGCTGCAAAGAGCGCGGCGACGGCAGCGAGACCAGCGCCTACGGGTATGCTGGCGGCGCCTGGTCAGTCGTGTTGCCCGAGTCGGTACTGCGCGCCTGGTTTTACGCCGCGCCCGAGCGCGAGCAGCAAGGCAAGCCCCAGACACTCTTCGCTGTGCTGGGTATCGCGCCGGACGCCGATACAACCGCTATCAAGAAAGCGTTCCGGCGGCTGGCGCTCCAGTGGCACCCCGACACCTGCAAAGAGCCGGACGCCGCCGAACAGTTCAGAAAGATCAACGACGCCTATCAGATCCTGAACGACCCAATCAAGGCGAAGAAGTATCGCGCTGGCCTGGCACTCGAAGCCAGCTTGGCGACCACACAGCAGGCCGACGCTGATTACTTTCGGTCGCTCTACAACGACGGCTACCGCGCGCCGCTCCGCTGCGGCTATATCCTGGCAGAAGGCCAGCAGCGGCTGGGCCGGTTCGTCATCAGCAAGATTCTCGGCTGGGAAGACATCACGCGGGCCGACGGCAAAACGCTCGTCAGCTCGTGGGACATGGACGCCGAGCGCATCAAAGAGGAGTGGGTCTAATGCAAACTGCACTCGTGCCTGGCTCGCTCCAGGCGATCGCCAAACAGGACGGCAAAAGCATCGCCGAGACGTTCCTGGGGGCCGACGCGATCATCCTGGTCGATGTCTCCGGCAGTATGTCCGGCAGCCCGTTTGATCAGGCATGCGGCGAGTTGCGCAAGCTTCAGGCCGATCTGCCCGGCAAGGTCGCCGTCGTCGGCTTCAGCGATGCGCCCGAGTTCGCGCCCAGCGGTCGCCCGCGCTTCAGCAGCGGCGGCACCGACCTGGCGCGAGCGCTGGCCTTCGTGCATGTGGCCGACGGCTGCGGTGTGCGCTTTATCGTCATCAGTGACGGCTATCCGAACGACCCCGACGCCGCGCTTAAAGAGGCCAGCACATTCGAGAGCCGGATCGACTGCGTATTCATCGGCCCTGAAGGCGACTCGGGCGCCGCGTTTTTGAAGAAACTCGCGGCGGTCAGCGGCGGCCAATACAGTAAAAACCAGGTCGGCGAGGTCGCCGAGCGAGCCAAGCAGCTGCTACTGGTCGCAGCATCGTAGGGAGGCAGCCGGGCCTCGTACCACGCCTATGGCGTGAGAGCCGGAGAGACACCTGCTCAGTGGTGTGACTTCGCCGGGGTGAGCGGAACCCGGCACCATACGAATCGGCCTTGTAGCGAGCACCTATGACAGCAACGACAACCACGAACCTAAATGAAGCGCTGGCCTACGCCGCGCGCGGCTGGTGCGTCGTCGCGCTGCACACGCCACAGGCGGATGGCTCATGCTCATGCGGGAAATCAACCTGTGACAGCATCGGCAAGCATCCACGCTGGGATGCGCAGCTGCTGCCGAACGGTCTGAAAAACGCGACGACCGACCCCGGTGTCGTCCAGGTCTGGTGGGCACTCTGGCCTGACGCCAATATCGGCATTGTGACCGGTGCGGCGAGTGGCTTCTGGGCGCTCGACATTGATCCACAGCACGGTGGCGATCTGAGCCTGGAGCAGATCATCACGCAGTACGGCACCTTACCAGAAACGGTAGAGGCCACGACCGGCAGCGGCGGCAGTCACCTGCTCTTCAGCCGGCCGGTCGCCGGCATTCGGAACCGTGTCAAATTTGCGCCGGGGCTGGACACGCGCGGCGATGGCGGCTACATCGTCGCCGCGCCGTCACTCCATGCGTCCGGCCAGCGCTACACCTGGCGCGTATCACCAGATGACGCGCCACTCGCAGACGCACCGCAGTGGCTGCTCGATCTCGTCTGTCCACCGGTGCGCTCGCCGTCGCCAGGAGCCGCGCAGGCAGCGATGAACGGCCACCATGCCGCGCTGCCAAAACGCACGCTCACCTACATCGTATTCGGCGCCCAGAAAGGCGATCGAAATACCGAGCTGTATCACGCCGCACAGCAGTGCTACGCCGCTGGCTATACGCAAGCTGAGACCGACAAATTGCTTCGGCCGCGCGCCCTGCAAGACGGTCTGGCCGATCTCGAGATCGACAAAACGATCGCCAGTGCCTATCAGAGTATGTACGTCAGCGGACCGGCACAGAACCCACAGGCGGCACAGCAGCAAGCTAGCACAGCTGCTGGTAGCACCGGTACAGCAGGACAACCAGGTGGACCCCAGAAGCTGAAATACTCGCAGATGGTCGCTCAGACACTCGCTTCGCTGGGCTATAGCTTCCGACTCAATCTCTGTAGTGACACGATCGAGGTCAACGATATGCCAATCACTAGCATTGTCGCGGCCCAAATCCGCACAGACGCGCGGGATGCCGGCATTAAATCAAAGGAAATCATCAAAGATACCTACACCGTCGAGGCAGCACGCAACGCCTATCACCCGATTAAAGATTATTTCAACGGCCTGATCTGGGACGGTGGCGATCATATCGCCGAGCTGGCCGCGGCGTTTCAGAGCAACGATCCGCCGGTCGTTTACGCCGACAGTACCACAACGCCACTCATCCATGTCTACCTGCATCGCTGGCTGATCGGAGTCGTTGCCAAGGCGCTCGACGCGCATCAGAATATGATGCTCGTGCTGGCGGGCCCGCAGGGGATCGGCAAATCAGTCCTCTCGCGCTGGCTCTGCTCATCACTCCTGGCCTATTTTATCGAGGCGCCGATCAACCCGAACGATAAAGACACGGATGTCCGGCTGATGAACCACCTGCTCTGGGAAGTCAGCGAGCTCGACGCGACGACGCGACGCGCCGACGTATCCGCACTGAAGGCGTTCATCACCAAGCGCGTGGTCATCGTGCGAAAAGCCTTCGGCGAGCACGATACGATCAAGCCGGCACTGGCCAGCCTGATCGGTACGGTCAACGAAAGCACTGGCTTTTTGAGCGACGAAACCGGCAACCGGCGCTTCCTGGTCGCCTCGATCGAGCGGATCGACTGGGCATATCAAACCAGAATCAATGTTGATCAGATCTGGGCTGAGGCTGTCGCACGCTACCGCGCAGGCGAGCCGTGGATGCTCGAACGGCCGGAGTCACAGGTGCAGGCACAACAGAATCGTCTGCATGAGGCCGAGAGCGTCTTGGAGGGCTGGATCACTGAGCATTTTTATATCGGCGCATCAGTCCAAACCGCGCAGATGACCGCGAGCGAGATTATCGACGTGCTGCGCATGCGCCATGACATCCGATTGCATGGCAGCGAACGGGCCCAGGCGATGGAACTGTCGCGCGTGCTAGCGCACCTGGGCGTGCGCAAAGTCCGCACAAATACATGGCGCGGCTATGTGGGGATCATGCCGAAATGAGCGCTAGAAAGCCAAATGACAACCTAGGTTGTCACCGTGACAACCTGCGTGACAACCTGTTTACGGGATTAGTACGCCCTAATGACAACCTGACAACCTCAAATCAGTTTCTACAGTATGCTTTTTACATGTTTGTTGCTTTATATACCTAGTATATCTCTATAGAGATAGGTTGTCATAGGTTGTCACGTTGTCATTAGGTAGTCTAGGAGCGGATAAATCGAGTGACAACCTGCGTGACAACCTACCAAGAGGTTGACATTTCGTGATTGAGATGCGGCAAACCTATGTTTTAGTCAAGGTCGGCGGACGCTCGTGGAGTCCGGTGTATCACGAACTGGCGGCCGATGGCTCGACGCCACTTTGCGGCACGCAGATCAAGGCCAGCGACTGGACACTCTACACACGGCAGCAGGCATGGCGTCGGCGAGAGTGTCGCCAGTGCCGCGCGCTGCTCGCGCGACAGGAGGCAATTCATGTTCATTGAAACGACTGCGCTTGCCAATATTACCTGCCGTGTTTGCGGACAATCTGTCAGGGCGCCAATCACAGCCAGTGGCCTCTTATGCGATGTTTGCCGTATTGATCCGGCCGCGACCGAGCGCTATGTCACACAGGTGCGAAGCGCAACGGAGTCGCGCTTCCAGAAGGCTGTGGAGAGCTGGGGCGCGCTGTATGACCTGGCTGGCGAGACGGACCAGCGGCGCTATCACAATGTCGGTGAGGCCAGGGCCAAAGGCGCGTCGGGTTTCGCGGCGAAATATGATCAGGCGCTGGCCCGAGATGACGGTCTGGGCATGCTGCTCAGAAGCAAGGAGCGATGCGACGCGGTAGCCGATGAGTGGCAGCGCGTGCGTAGGTGGGCCAAGACGGCGCTGGCTGAAGTGGAGGCGGCGCGCGATGCCACACATTGACATTGCCCAGCTCGCCGCCGAGTACCAGGCCGGCGCGTCGCTCCGCACGCTGGCCCAGCGCTATGCCTACTCACATACGCAGATCGCGGACATCCTGGAGGCTGCAGGTGTACCGCGACGCGCGAAGGCATGGCGGCATCCGTTTCGCATTTGCCCGGCCTGCGGCTGCTCGTTTCGTCCGAAGCAGCCTGATCAAGAACGTTGCTCGGGCGATTGCCACAGAGGCACACACGCGGCTATGTGCCGCAAAGGACATCCACTTATCCCGGAGAATCTCACGCCGTGCTACGGGCACACTAGTCAGCGCTGCCGGCAGTGTATGAACGCTACATCGGCGCGCTACCGCGCCAGGAAAGGGGAGTCGCGCTAATGCCAGTTGATTGGTCGCGCTATCCTGACGATTGGAGCACTATCGCGCTCCGTATAAAAGAGGCCGCTGGTTGGCGCTGTCAGGACTGCGGGATGCAGTGCCGGCGACCAGGCGAAGCGTTCGACTCGCACCGCCGTACTATGAGCGTGCATCATCTCGGCGCGCCAAAGGACGACGGCAGCGCTGGTGATCCACACGACAAGATGGATGTACGGCCGTGTAACTTACTGGCGCTGTGTTCTGCATGTCACCTGCGGCGCGATTTGCCGCTGCACATCCTGCACGCTGCCGAGACCCGCCGGGCGAAGCGTCGCGCGGCTGGGCAGCTGGAGATTGAGCTATGACCATCGTCAAGCCCTGCCCCGAGTGCGGTGCTACCCTCGTCGAGCGTGTGAACCGCGCGACCAACGAGCCGTTCCTGGGGTGCAGCCGCTGGCCGGAGTGCAAACACACCGAGCCGCTGCCGGAGAGCGTGAAACTGCGGCGCGCTGGACAGCAGGAGCTATTCGGAGAGGAAACGAAGTGAAACTCGGAACCAAGAGCCTGCTCTTCGGGGCGCATCAGTTCATTCTACATCCGCTCTTCTTGGCCTGGGCCTGGTGGAAGCTCTACGCCCCGCCGCTCAATCCGCGCCTGTGGGTCGCTTTCATCGTGCATGACTGGGGCTACTGGGGCAAGGCCAATATGGACGGCGACGAGGGCCAGCGCCATCCCGAGCTGGGCGGGCGCATTATGGCGCGGCTGTTTGGCCAGGCGTGGGGCGATTTCACACGGCTGCACAGCCGCCACTACGCCGCGCTGGAGGGCCGCGAGCCGTCGCCGCTCTGTGCGGCCGACAAGCTCGTGCTGATCGTGACGCCGCGTTGGCTGTATCTCCCGATGGTCCGCGCGACCGGCGAGGCGGCCGAGTATCAGGCGCTGTACGCGCGCTGGCTGGGCGTCGAGAAGGTGACGGTCGAGGAGTGGTACGACGGCCTCAGATCGCATTGGATGGAGGAGGTCTATCGGCTAGCGCCAGCGGCGGCGCGACGATTGGAGCAACCGCAATGACACACCCCGCCCTCATCCTCGGCCTCGACTATTCCAGCGCGGCAATCGGCTGGTGTGTGCGCAACAGCCACGTCGTCGATCGCGGCGTTATCCGGCTCGACAAGAAAGCCGACATCAGCGAGCGTTGCTGGTCAGCGCAGCGCGCGGTCGAGGATCTGCTGATGCGCCACGCGGTCGATGCCGTGGCGCTAGAAAGCCCGGTCGCACGGTTCGCGAAGGCGGTCATCCCCCAGGCACGCATCAGCGGCGTGGTGCTCGCCACGCTGGCCCAGCATAGTCGCGCCTGGTGCGAAGTCACCCCCACAGCCGCCAAGCTGGCGCTCGCCGAGGATGGCGCGGCGACCAAGCGCGAGATGCTCGAAGCAGCGGCTGCGCACTTCGGGTATGACTCGGCGACGCTGGTGTATCGCTCGCGGCGCGACGAGTGGGCCGCGTGGCTCGACGGCTGTGGGGCGTGTGAATACAGCGAGCACGAGGCCGATGCGCTGGGGGTGGCGTTGGCGGCCGCGGGCAAGGTGGAGGTGTGCAATGTTGTCTGATGTTGATGTGCTCGATCTCGGGAGCGATCTGCGGCTGCGTTATCGCTATTTCATGCGTGAGTCGCTCCAGCATCCTGCCAAGCTGCATCTGGGGCTGCTGGCCTGGCTGATCGAGCGCTACACGCGACCGGGTGAGACCATCGCCGACCCGATGGGGGGCATCGGCTCGACTGCCTACGCGGCCCTTCTGCAGCGCAACGTCATCTTGCGCGAGATCGAGCCGAAGTGGCTCAATCTGGCGTGCAAGAATGCCGCTTGTATCACCCGCGCGGCCGGGCTGTTCGCCGGCACCATCAACCTGGGCCAGGCCGATGCCCGTGAGCCGTGGGGATATATGGCCGATCATATCCTCTTCAGCCCGCCCTACGGGTGCGATGCACAGCACAAAGCCGGCACACGCACGCGCAACCTGGCCGATCGGCTGAGTAAGTTCGACTCTCGCCAGGTGCGCTATTCGCAGCGCTGGTCATCCCTGGCCAAGCGCGCCACAACGCAGCAAGGCGCCGCCGCCCTCTTTAACTTCGCCTACGGCGACCACGTGGCCCAGCTCGGGCATCTGCGTGGCGAGCGCTACTGGCAGGCGATGGAACAGGTCTACACCCAGGCCCGCTCCGCGCTCCATCCCGGCGGCCTGTTGATCCTCATCATCAAAGATCACATCAGGGACGGGATGCGCGTTCAGACCGCCGAGCAGACTGTGATGCTGTGTGAGCGGCTCGGCTTCACCCTGGCTGCCAGGCACGCGCGACGGGTGTGTCCACTCAGCCTCTGGCAGCGGCGGCGCAAGGAGCGCGGCGAGCCGGTTGTGGAAGAGGAAGATGTGCTAGTGTTTCGAGGTGAAGCATGACCGATTCACGCCTGACGGCCTATCTGAAAACAGCGCGCGAGCGACAGCATGCCTTTTATGCGCGCCAGGCGTTCCGCTTCGCCGCCCAGGCCGGCGACACGGCGGCGATGGAAGAGGCGATGGCACTCGGCGCGGTCGACTACCAGCCGGAGCCAAACGTGTACAGCAGATATATACCCGGCGAGGAAAAGATGCTTGACCAGATCATCACCGGCGACGCGCGCGAGCTCGCGAAAGATATCCCCGATTCGTCGGTGGATATGATTTTCACTGACCCGGTGTACGAAAATGTGGAGGATTACGCATGGCTGGCTGAGACTGCTGCGCGTGTCCTGAAACCGGAGAAAGCCTGCTTGGTTTGGTGTAGCAGCGTGAAACAGTACGAAGTACAGCCGCTCATGCGAAAGCACCTTACCTTTGTCCTACAGCTGACGTACACGAAGGTCGCGAAAGCCTACAAGGTGTGGGGCTATAAAACCTTCCTCTGGACCACGCCATGCCTGTGGTTTCAGAAGGACGGTGATCACTTCCACGCGGACCACGAGTGGCTGATCGATAGTGTGCTGGACTATGGCAATGCGATCACCAGCACGGCGACGCCGCCCGCAAAAACCCATAAGTGGCACAAGAACCCGGAGGCATATAGCTACTGGCTACAGCGCTTTACGAGACCCGGGGATGTGGTGTGGGACCCGTTCACCGGCAGCGGGTCGCTGCCACTCGTTTGCTTAGAGCACGGCCGGCACTTCATCGCCTCCGAGATCGTGCCGGAGATCGCTGATCAGGCCCGCGCCCGCATCGCGCAGGTGCAGAGCCAGACGCGGATGCCGCTGATCGAACAATACGCAATGGAGCTGACATGATCGCCACAACGTCCATCATCACATCCCTGCTAGGCGCCCATGCCCCGGTGGCGATCGGCGTTTCGGGGATGGTGCTGTGAAAACATTTCGCACCCTCTTCTCTGGCGGCGAGTTGTTTGGTGCGGGCGCTCGCGCGGCTGGCTGGCAGCACCTCGACGGCTATGAGATCGATGAGCGTATCGCCGCCGTGGCGCGCCTGAACGGTTTCGACGTGCGAACGATTGATGTATGCCAGGTCGATTACGACAGTCTGCCGCCAGCCGACCACTTGCACGCCTCGCCCAGCTGCAAGCACGCCAGCCAGGCCAATACACAGGCTGGTGAGACCGACGAGGACCGGACGGCGGCCGACGCCGTGTGCCGGGCTGTTCGAGCGCACCAGGGCGCGACGGTGTCGCTCGAAAACGTTTGGGGCTACCGCACCTTCGAGTCGTTTCGGCGCATCCTGGCTACGTTGAAGGCGTGTGGTTTCGTCGTCGACTTTCGCCACATCAACGCAGCTGATTACGGCGTCCCGCAGACCCGCAAGCGTCTGATCCTGCGCGCTGTCCGAGGCTCGGGCCGCGTGCCGCCGCTGCACCCGACGCACCGCAAAGGCGGCGATATGTTCCATGCGCCCTGGATCGGGTGGTACGCGGCAATTGCCGACCTCATCCCGACGCTGCCAGCGACGGAGCTGGCCCCCTGGCAGCTGGCGCGGCTGCCCGCGGAACTGCGCGAGACGATGTTGTTGAGCGGCGCAATGGCGAACGGCGCCGATGTTGTTACTAGATCGGTCGATGAACCCGCTGTGACGGTTGTGGCGGCAGAAATAACTAAAATGCCCGTGCGCGCGTACCTCATCGGTTCGGGCGGCTATAACGGGCTCGTCACGCAGCGGCTGCGTGACGAGCCCTGCTTCACCGTGACATCCACGCATGAGTCCCAGGTGATACGTGCGCTCCTTGTCCAAAGCAAGAACACAAGCCAGGAGTGGGGTGATGGCTATTGGGTAGACGAGCAGCCGGCGCCGACCGTCGTAAGCGATCACAAACCCAGCCACATGCCGCGCGCCTACCTGCTCGATGGCGACAACGCGCGTGCCGATACGGGCGAGCAGCTCGCCCGTATCGGCACAGAGCCAGCCATGACGCTCCGCGGCTCGCGCACGACCGCCCAGCGCGCTTACGTCGGTCGCTGGGTCAGGCTTACGGTGCGGGCCCTCGGCCGTTTCCAGACCGTGCCGGATAGCTACGTCAGCCTGACCGCCGAGATCAATGGGAACGCTGTTCCTCCGCTTCTTGCTCAACGGATAATGGAATCTTTGTTACCCGCGTACGAACGTTAGGGGTGGTACCGGCATGTTTATTGACAGTGCGCTCCATATAGGAGGACATTTTTCTTTTGATATGGTTGCGGGGTCTTTTCCCCTCGTAGTATGTTCCTGCGCAGATCATGTTGATACTCGACGGACTAAGCCCGAAGGTTATGGCAATCTCTCTTGTTGGCGCACCCTGTCTTTTCATTTCGCGAATTTGCTGGTTGCGCTCAGTCATGGCGTTCCGAATTGCATAAGCCATTTCAATGCGTTGAATAGCCTCTTTTGCTTTTTCCTGCTTGATAACAAGGAATGGCAGCAGTTTTATCAGGACAGTATAAACATCATCGTAATTGCGAACACGCCAGACGTATTTCGTTTTCCATTCAGCTTTCATATAGGTAATTTCCTCCACACAACCAAGCTGGAGTTTATCGTGAATACCCATAATAACCGCACGGTTTGTGTTTGCAATGGTAAGGTCAACCGAGTGTTGTTGTTTGATCTTCAGATAGATACAGCCCTCTCCGTCCATAAAGCCAGCCAGCCAAGTGATGAATTGGTCGTCAGTCCATGTATCAAACATGATGTGCTCCTGTGTGTGCAAAGAAGTAAGTTGTTGTCGGTACCGTTAATTATAGCATGTTTCGCACATTTGTTCAACGGCGTAAGTTGCCTGCTCGCCCAGCGGATTATGGAGAGTCTACGATGACCCAACCCGACACCGACTCCATCCGCCGCATGCTCGACGACGGCACGCCGATCCCGCCGTGGATCGTGCGCGGGCTGTGCGACAGAGTAGAGCAGTGCGAAAACGTGATGTCACAGGTAGCTCGCCTGACCCAGGAGGTGCAAACGGATCTGCGTCAGTTTGAAACCGCGATACGGCCAGAGCTAGGCGCGCTTTTGTGCCTGCTCGCTGCCGCACGCGCCTGGGACGATGCGGTGGAGCGCTGTGACGGCATCGTGGCGGCTGAGGAGCGACTGCGAGAGGCACTGAGGGGGCTATGACGATTGCACTCCGACTCGCCGACCGCGCCGGCGCCGAATGGGCACAGCGCCAGGTCGCGGCGCATCACTACCTACATGCGCCGGTTGACCCGCGTAGCCGGCCGCTCGTCTACATCGTACAACTCATCGCACCGAAAGTTGATCGACCGATCGGCTGCCTAATTTTCGGCAGGCCGGAGGCCACACGCTGCTACGATGGCGCGCTGACCTACGGTTCATCGGCTGATATTCAGGACGGTCGTGCTCGGTTTGACCGCTGGGAGGTGCTGAACCTGGCGCGCGTCTGGTTTGATCCTTGTGTGCAGCAGCCGGGCTATCTCTATCACAATCCCGCCTATCTACCGGGCTTCTATGATCGGCACTACACTTTTCGCTCCACACTGGCCAGCGCGGTCATTGCCCAAGCGCTCTCTCGTGTGGGCCACGACTATTTGACCGCGCATCCGCCGGTCGATTGTGCCTATCCGTACCAGATCAAGGCCGTGCTGAGTTACTGCGATCGGCGGCAACATAAAGGCACCATTTACCGTGCTGCTGGCTTTGAGTTGGCGCGCACGAACGAGCGCCAGATCGAAACGTGGTACACGATCGCCGTGGCGCCGCTGTCGCCCGAGCAGGATGCCGATATCCGCCACCTATCCGAGACTTCGCAACGTTCGCAGCGCATTCGCGGCCGGCGAACGCAATTGGAGCTAGGGCTATGAGCCGCACGCCGCCGACCAGCCAGACGACGATGAGCCGTGTGAAGCAGCTCGCCTGCCTGAAGCGCCAGATCGATCTCGCCGAACTGCAACGCACGGTCTATGTGCGACGCGCGACGAGTGAGACCGAACCCGAGAGCGCCTTTGAGTGGTCGCTGCGGGTCGGGGTGGCCGATGCTGATCTGCTCCGGCTGCGCACCGAGTGGCTCGCAATCAAGCTGGCGCTGTGTGCCTGGCAAGCGCGGCGGAAGAAGAAGGTATAATCATGGCCGAGCGCGGCGTGACCCTCAAGCGAGCAGGCGAGATCCTCGGCGGCGACCGGCCGCTGTCGAAGCGCACCATCTCGGCCATGGTCACGCGCGGCGACCTGGAAGCCTATGGCGAGCGCAAGACGCGGCGCGTCACCGAGCGCAGCATCGAACTGTACCAAAGGGGCACCCCATGGCGCGACGCAAGAAACCAGAGCGCCAGCGGCGCAAGCGCGGAACCGGATACGCCGGCCAGGCGAAGAACGGGACATGGACCGCGTTCTTCCCCAAGACTCCAAAGGGATGGCACACCCGAAGAGGATTTTGCACCCGCGAGGCTGCCGAAGCTTGGTGTGATTCGCTCGTAGCACGCCAGCATGCGCGAGAGGATATTTCGCACGGACAGCAACGAGTTAGCGAGCAGATCGACCGCTGGATCGAGCGCTCGTCCAGAGAACGCGAATGGAAAGCGAAAACCCTGGCCGATGTGAACTACAAGCTCGGCTATGTCAAGCCCTACATCGGCAGCATGGCACTTGCTGATGTTCTGCCCGACGATATCGATAGAATGATGGACGATCTCGAGCGAGCACTCGCCGAGACGACCACACGCCAGATCCGCAACTACCTCTATCAGGTTTTTGAGTCAGCTGTAAAACGACGCTACATCACGTTCAACCCGGTCATCAAACCAGAGCGTCGCAAGCGAGCGCGGCAGAAGGAGCCGCAACGCCTGAGCGCGCCACAGACGGCGCTGCTACTGCGCGCGGCGGGATCGTCGTTTTACGCGGTGGCCTGGTGGCTGATCGTCTGCTGTGGTCTCAGAGCAGGGGAGATCTGCGGGCTACGGCGCTTGGATATCGACCTGGATGCAGCTGTGCTTCTGGTCGCCCAGGAGTACACCGACGTGCGCGGCACGGCGACGCAGGATCTGCCCAAAGGCGACAAGGTGCTGCCGGTGCCCTTCCCTCGCGCGCTCATCCCGCTGATCCGTGGGCAGTTCGCCGCGCTCACCCGTCGAGCCGCCCACGGCACCAAATACGGTTACTGGCAGGAGCATCAGCTGGTCTTCCCAGGCCGCGGTGGACGGCCGATGAATCCCACGAGCCTGCGCCATGCATTGAAGGCACTGACCGACGCCTGCAAGCTGCCGCCCATCACGACCCACATGCTGCGCCACACCTGCGGCGGGCTGCTGATCGCAGCGGGCGCGCCCGAAAACATCATCGGCGGGATACTCCGGCACGGGCCACGCACGATCACTGGCCACTACGCGCCGCCCTCGGTCGAGGTCATGCGGCCGTGGGTAGAGCGAGTATACCAGGCGTTGGCCGGCGAGCTCGAGGAGCAAGCAAGGAAAGAGGCTTGACAACGGGTGTATACTATGCCTAAGCGGATAAGCGGTTGAGGTGATATGCTGACAGATCGAGATGTTATCAAGCGACTTCAATCGGCCGTTCAGGCCGCCGGCTCACAGAGGGCATTTGCAGCCGCACACGGGGTTTCTGAGCAGTACCTTAGCGATGTTTTGCGTGGCCGGCGGGAGATAGGTCAGAAGATCCTTGATACGCTTGGGCTTGAGCGTGTTGTCAGCTACCGCGAGGCCGATCGGTTAAAAAAGGACCAGTAAAAAGATGCGTTGGTTACGCCGGTTATTATGTGGTCACTACTGGGTAGAGCGCGAGCTTGCCTATAGCGATTTCGAGATCAGCAAGAAGTATGATGGATTTAATATCTGGATATGTACACGATGTGGTAAGCGCATCTTTCGGCGGTCATTCGATCCGCCTATTTCTAGTGTGTAGTGATCAGCAAAGTGATCAGTAACGATCGGCTGCGATCGGTCAAAACGCGCAGTTATCTGCGTGACAAAAGAGGCAGTTTAGCGCATCGAGACGGGATAGGACGCGAAATAGCACGGTGAATCCTGCTATTTTGTAAACAGCAGGTTGTCGGTTCGAGTCCGACCACCGGCTTTACCCGTCCTGATGCGCTAGATCACTGATTGATCTAGCGCATCTTCGTTTCAAAAAAACAGTATTGTGATCAGTTCAACCCCGATTAAGAGAGGATTTTAGTTTTCGGTAGTCTTTGGGTCTAGCCTTTTTGGCGTGGCGAATCTTTTCAAGGTAGGGAGGCAAGACAAGTTGATCGTAGCGTCTGACAAGATCATCGACTATGGAGTTCGGGTAGTCGCGCGGGGATTCGTAGATTCGTTCACCAGTCCTGATGTCAACGAGATACCCGCGAGGCCAGCCGCTTGCCTGCTCCTCGATGCTCATGTTGATGTTGACGTGAAAGTGAAGGTAGCCAAAGACGTTACAAAGGGTGCCAGGAGGATACTTGACGATCGTTTTTGCTTCATACCAATAGGCTTCCTCTAGGCTTCCTCTTCGTCATCGGTCTCGCGAACAATGTAAATCCAGTAGGGCTGACCTTGGGCGTAGAGGGATCGGATAACGGCGCACTTGAGTGATAGATAGTGGTTTCGAGCCTCTCCATCATGCGCATAAGGCCGATCTCCTGTTCCCTTGCCAACATAGAAAACAGATGTACCAAACCGATCCATTGACAATTCGTAGACAAAATACCTCTTCCGTGCTAAACTCGGCATGCTGCACCTCCTATACAGGTGTAGAGCCGCCGGATGTTAGCGCATCGCGGGCGGCATTACTTGTTGGCCTATTATACCACATTTAGCGCATTCTAATGCGGTAAAGTGATCGGTTTCGGAGTAATAAAAGATGACAACTGACAGAATCAAGTGGGTTCTGATCGAAAACCAATGGGCAGGCAAGAGCGAGCCGAATTATTGGGTACAGCGTGAAGGCTATGACGAGCGCGAGGCCAGCGCCGACCTGGGCGCTGCGCCAGAGGCGCGTTACGGCGTACATCTGGAAGAGGATGGGGAAAACCTTATCGAGGTACTGAATCGGCACGACGGCTTACTTGCCTGTGCGGAGAAGGCTGAAGAACTTGCCTGTGCGGTAGCGGCCTACTTCAACAAGCGCGGGGTTAAGCACTCGGAGCGCAAGGGCAATGAGGATATAGCCGCTATGGCCGATGCCTTGTCTGACTATGGCTATGCCGTCAATCTGGCGAACAAGGAGTAACATGGCCGCCCGGCACATCCAGCTCAACGCCCTGATCGACGCCATTGCAGCCGCGATCCGCAGTGGCGGCGACGCCAGGTCAGCTGCAACCGCGACCGGCCTGCGCCGGGCCGTGTGGCAGACGCTGACGGAGCCACAGCAGGCGCGGGTGCTGGACGTGGCGCGGCGGCGGGCGAGCACAGTAAAATAGCCTCGCTAAAGCCCCTAGGAAGCCCGAGGGGCATCTGGAGGTGACGCATGCCTAACATCCACGCCGAAGATATGAATTACTGGAAGTCCGGCTCATCGGTGCCGGACACCTGGCTCGACCGTGCGAAGAAAGAGATCAAAGCCGCTGGCGGGAAGGTCGTCAGCGAGGCATTCGGCAGCGATGCGACCGGCCGCGCCGCATATATGCTGGAATTTGCCTTTGCTGACGAGCGCTATCGCGTCGTTTGGCCAGTGCTGAGGAGCCGCACGAACAACGAGCGCGCCGCCCGTATTCAAGCCGCAACCTGCCTTTACCACGACATCAAGGCCAAGTGTGTAAGCGCAAAAGTCCATGGACCTCGCGCAGCTTTCTTCCAGTATCTCGCCTTGCCCGATGGACGGACGGCGGCACAGCTCGCCGCGCCCGAACTGACCACGACATGGCCGAAGTTACTGACGAGTGGAGAATAGCTATGGTGATCGGCTTCGACTTCGACGGAACCCTGGTCCAGACCTGGACCGCGACGCCGCTGCCAGGCGTGCGCGAACGGCTGGCCGAGTTACCGGAAGGGACGAGAACCGCGATATGCACGAATCAGGCGGGGCCAGTGTGGCGGGCGATGACAAAAGAGGAGAAATACCCGACGTGCGAGGATGTCGCACAGCGGATCATTGCTGGTCTAGCGGCGCTTGATTGGCGGCCTGATTATCTCTTCGTCGCGACGCACCCCGGGCCGGACCAGCAAACATATGCCTGGGATATCGCGGCGCGAAATGCTATTACGCCGCTGTATGACCTTCTGGAACACGTCGCATGGTGTTCTGTTTCAGCACTGCTAGACGATCGGAAGCCGCGTCCGGGCATGCTGCTCTCGGCGGCGATGGAATGCGATTGTGTTCCTGACGAGATGCTCTACATCGGCGACATGGCGACCGACCACCAGGCCGCCATCGCCGCCGGCTGCCGCTATCTCGACGCGGCTGTGTGGCGCGAGCGAGGGTTGGAGCTATGACCGACGATGCCATCAACCGAATCACCCGCAAGTTCTTCGAGGGGCTGCGGGCCCGCTACCCCGGCCATCCCTGGCTCGTGACCCAGCGGGCCAAAGATCTGCTCGGCAGAGATGATGCGATGGTCTGGAATGAGCCGCGCCGCATTGACGAATGGTGGTGGATGGACGTGGAGTTTAAGGAGGGCGAGACGCTCATCCGTGGTGGGCGCGTTTCGTGGCTTCAGGACGGCAGCGGCTACTACACGATCAGCATGGACTATGCCAAAGAGGGCTGTAGCTTGTACTGCTGGCCATCGTTTCACGCGCTGGCTGATGCGCAGGAGTTCGTCGAGCGCCTGATGCTGATGTCGTTGGAGCAGGCGAGGCAAATCCACGGCCAGCAGTGGCCGAACGTGGTACTGTGATGAAGGCGCTCGACGAGCTGCTCATTGCCCATATCGCCGCTTGGTGGCGCGACACAGACAATCAAGACTTTGAGGAGCAGGTGAACGCGACCTACGCCGTTTACCTGGCTGGCGGTGGCAATGATGAGCACTACAGCGCACGCTGGGCACCGCTGCGAGCTGTGTTTACGGGTCGCTTGCGACGAGCGATCAAGGCAGAGCAGGGCACGGGCTACTGGTACGTCAATGGCCATGTGCTCTACTTTGAGGCTGGCGAGCAAATGTGTCCTGAATGTAAAAAGCCGCACGATAATCTGTTCGCGCGCTGTGCGCCTTGCCAGGATGCGAAAAACTACCGCGACACGCTTGTCGTCGCGGCGAGAGGAAAGCTCTAAGGAGGCTGTTATGACTCACGCTATCCCCCGCGATCCCGTTACGCTGATGGCAGCGCGGATCGTTATCGGTCTGATGGCGCTGCTGGTCGTGCTGTCATTGCTGCCGCGCCAGGACGCACCGCTCGCGCCTATCGTGCGCGCCCAGGATATGGCGACGCCAATGGTCATTATCGTGACGCCGACTGCCCATGTTGGCCCCGAGCCGCCCGCACCTGCCCAGGCTCCAGCGGTAGAGGAGTCCGCGCCGACTGCGGCGCCAGTCGCTCCTGTCGCTGCCGCACCAGCAGCCGATCCGCCATCCCAGATCATCCACAGTGCCGATGGCTCGGTTTCGCTGCCGGGGAGCGAGGCGTGGATGGCGCCGCAGCCAGCGGCAACGAACGCCGATCCCGCGCTCCAGATCCAGCGCGATGCCGCTGCGGCATACCAGCAGCTGCCCGTCGCCCAGCCACCGAGTGCTGAGAATGCCCAGCCAGTGACGGTGCGCCGACCACACACCGGGAGGTAAGGATGGCTCGCTCTAACGCTGTACTCGACACGCTCGACCTGGGCGACAATCTTCAGAAGGCGCTCGCGTCGGTCAGAGGGCTGCGTGGCGGCGAAGCGCGGGCGCTGGGCGTGTCATTACTAGCTCTTGCCGCTGGCATGTTGCCCCTCGTCTGGTACTTCGATGTCCAGCCAACCGCCGACTGGATCGGCGCGGCATCGCCTGGCCTGATCGGCGCACTGCCGGGCGAACTGGCCTTGCTGGCGCCGGTGATCGGTATCGTGCTCTATCTCCTCCCGACGCTGTTCGAGGTGGCCTTGCCACGACTGGCGGCGGCCGGCTTTCGCTTCGCCGAAATCCTGGCCTATGGCGCGTCCGTCTTCGACGCAACGACCGACTGGCCGCGTGTGGCGCAGGTCATGGACATGGCCCGCCCGCGCTTCGTGACGTTCGGTATTGTGGCGACGCCGGTCTGGTATGTCGCGCGCTTCCTGCTATTGGCATTTGCAACGATTGGGTTCGAGCTGGTGTTTGCGATCTGCCTGATCTGCGGCCTAGCGCTGCTCTCCAACAGTTTCCGAAAGGCGGTGCCATGAACGAGAGCAGACTAGCTTATCTGATCGACCTTCTGTTTCTCCTGCTGGCACCACTCCACCCGGCACTGATCATGCTCGCCGTCGTGCAGTACGTTGTCAGACGATCGGCCTGGCTCTGCGGCGGGCTGCTAGCACTCTTCGGGCAGGACGAGGTGACGGCGTTGGCGCTCGTGCTGTTGCCGGGAGCAGTGGTGTATCTGCCGGATACGGAGGGGCCTGTCAATAGTTATGTCGCACCCGGCACTGGTTCTGCGGGCGATCAAACTGGTGCTAGCACTGGTTCTGTCCAAACGGTTCCACCGCAGCAGCGTCAGCTAGAACCGGCATTGGTTCCAAGTTTTGAGGCCGTGATCGAGTACCTCAAACAACATAATCTGACTGACGAACAGGCGATCGATATGCTCGCGCTGATGCGCCGCGACGCGGGCGATTTGCTGTCGGCCAACAAGATTAGGGATGTCGTCGGCGGGAACGAGGCCGCAGTCAAGGCCCGCGTCGCAGCCTGGCGCAGCACACCGCAGCCGCAGCGCACGCAAGGCCGTGTACCACGTCCGCACGGCGGATGGTGATAACCACACGGCAATTGCCGTGAAGCGGGCAAGCAAAATCGCACGGCAATTGCCGTGAAGAAAGGAATTGACATGACAACGATCGTCGGCTTCGATCCTGGCAACAGTGAGGCGACCTTGATCGCTAGCAAGAACGCATGCACCATCCCGAGCTACACCGGCTCGGGCAGCCTCAACGAGCTGCGGCGCATTCGCGGCGGCGCCGGCAGGGATGGTTTGGAGCAGGGCGAGTATGTGTTGGAGTGCGACGGCCGCTCGCTGTTCGTCGGCGCGCTGGCACTGGAACAGACCCGCGACGCCACCTCGGCGCGCGGTGATGTCTCGCGTTACTGGAACGGCCACACCCGCCGGCTTCTGCTCACGCTGGCAGCTGCTGCGCTGCCTCGCGCCGAGACGAGCATCCGCGTCGTGACCGGCTTGCCGGTCCAGGTGTGGAGCAAAGAGACGGTCAAGCAAGTACAGCAGTCGCTGGTCGGCGAGCATCATTTTACGCTGAATGGCAGGGCGCGCGGACTGACGGTCGAGGGTTGTTTGGTGATGATGGAGGGGGCTGGCGCGCTGGCCGCGCACGGCCTGGGCACCGATGTGCCGCAGGCGGTCATCGACGTGGGCGGGCGAACAACCGATCTCTTCTGGGCCCAGGGTCAGAAGCCGGATATCTCACGCTGTGACGGGCTGCCCGTTGGTATCGAGAAAGCGGGCGATCAGCTGAGTGCCGCGGTGCTGCTGGAGTACGGCCGCACGCTCCGGCGCAACGAGGTGCGCGCCCAGCTCCGCGCGTATGCGGCCAGCAGCACCGCGCCACCGTTGTTCGCCGACGGCCGGCAACTACGCCTGAACGGCCATGTCGCCTCGGCGATCGACGCTGTAGCGGACGAGATCGCTACGTTCGTCGCGCGGACCTGGGGCGAGGGCGAGCGTGGCAAGGTCGCCGGCGAGGCTGCCCGCGTGCTGCTGATCGGCGGCGGCGCCTATTATGTAACACGCCAACTCCAGCACCTGATCGCGCATCTCGACGTACCGCGCCATCCCGAGCTCGCGAACTCCCAGGGCTACTTCGCGGTCGGGCAGCAGATCCCTGATGCCGCTTGGAGCAAGCTACGATGAGCCAGCGGGCGCCCATCCATCGTATCGATATCAACGGCCAGTTTCGCGCCGACGATCCGGCGCTGGCCGAGCTACTCGCCGAGGCCGCTGCGCGCGGTGTTTCGGTGCAACAGCACATCTACGATCTGCTGCGGGCCCGCTACCTGGCGCGGCGCGGCCAGTCGCTCGACGCACTGCTCTGGACGCCGTGTGGTGTGGCGCCTGCGATGCCCGAGCCGCCAGCGCCAGCTACGGCCGCCAGCGCAGCAGCCGCGGCCTGGCTCGACCTGGCTGACCCATAGCCTCCCCTCTCCCCCGAAGCCCCGCCCCGCCCAGCGCGGGGCTTTATCGTTGGATGACGATAATATGTTTCCTGGATTGTCGAGATAGCAGTTTGACAATCTCCTAATTCCGTGTATAATTAGGACATAGGCAATAGTAAGCGATACGAAAGGTGACGACAATGGGTATTCACCCGATGGCACAAAGCAACGTTGCTGATGCGCTAAACACACGGGTAGCACAGGCGATGCGGGTATTCCACATAAACGCACGTGATGCTATCCTCCAAGTCGCCAATGCGAGCGATGGACTACGGCTTGTTGATCAGACTGACCCGGCAGACACAGATAGCAGAGAAGTGCGGTTGTATGCACAATTAGACTCACCGCTATGTGTCAATGCCTGGCTTGTATCGCCAAATGCCGATGCAACGAGTATTACCGATCCTGATGTGTTCTTGCGCGCCGGCATAGGGTTCGACACACAGGAGTTGGATTGGGGATGGCACGTTGACGATCGACCTGATTATATCGATGACGAAGGTAGAGAATGGCTGTAAAAACTAAACGCGGCAGCAACCGGCAAAAAGGGGCGCCCGCCCTCCCTGGGGCTGGGCGCCCCGCGACGAAGGCAGTAATCGAAAATGGATCAGGACTGATGCTCACACACGTCTACCCCGAAGGCACGGCCGATCTGGGGAAGGGCATCGCGTCGATCGAGTCAGTCGGGCGTAGCCGGCTGATCAAGATCCCCCAGTCAGACGGCAGCGAAATCCGCATCCTGCTGGTGAAATAGTTTATGAAGGAAGAGTTACGCCGCGCCCTCCTCGCCGCCCTTGGCCCGCGTCCGAGTGCCGCGCATCGCCGCGAGCTCGCCACACTCCTCCGGCAGCTGGCCGACGAGCAGGAGCAGATCGCGGAGGCTGACACGCGCAGCGGCCATGTCGTTCGGCGGTCCCAAATCCAGGCCGAGGCCGCGCGCCAGAAAACCGGGCGGCCAAAGGGCAGCGGCGCGCGGTTCGTGCGCGTGGAGCCACGCGCGACCGGCTTCGGGGCCTACGTCCATGTCGGGCGTGCGCTCTGGCAGGAGCTGGGCGAGCCGGCGCGTATGGATATCCAGCGGCTCGGTGCTGCCGTGCGCCTGACTCCGTGCGGCGACGGCGCTGGCTATCGCTTCACCCGCGGTCCGAACGGCATGCCAAAATGCACGATCGGCCAAGACGCGCTCGACGCGCTGGGCCTTATTGAGCGGCGGTACGACGCCAGGATCGAAGCCGGCGCGATTGTGTTCGAGGTTTAATCATGCTTCCCCGCCGCAGCCACGAGATCAGTCGCCAAGGCGCGTACCGCGTCGATCGCCGCCTTGGCGATGTTCGTCGCGGCAACCGCCTGGTCACGCGCGGGCTGGTCCGCCGCTTGGAGGGGCACGCGCCCCGGAACGGCATCGACGAACGTGTAGACGTGGACGACATTGCTGTTGCCAGGCCCGCCAGGCGTGCCGGCCTCGGTCACGATCAGCTCGACCGTTTGCTTATCGGGTGTCTTGCCTGGCCGGAGCCGTGCGAAGCCTGCCGATGTTTTTGCGCTCAGGTCGTCGCGGCCGATCAGTACGGGGTTGGCCCAGTTGCTTTCTGTCATGTAGACCGCGGCGTACTCCACGTCGTCGGACTGTGGCGTTTTCTGGTGGACGACGGTCAGCAGCAGGTGTCCCGCTGCGTCACCGACATCGACAACGACGGGCAGGTTGGGGAAGTCGTCGGGAAGCTGGAGGGCGATCATGATGGCTCCTTTAACTAACGCCAATTGCCAGCCGGCTCAGGAAGAAATCCAGCGCCGGTCGGGGCACATCCGGCTCGACCTCGATCGTGTCGTCATCGGCCTTGTAGCTGGTATGCTTAATACGAAAACTCCGGATCTGGTCGATGGTCGTCGCGAGCGACGGCGGCAGGTTGCGAATGACGATCGTATCGTTCGCCGCGATCTCGGCGAGCAGGTGCTGCGCGCCGTAGGCGTCGAACACGCGCGTGAAGGTGACGCCTGCCCGCGGTGCTGGATCGGCCATGTCGGTCAGCGCCGTGCCGCGAATCGTCTGCGCCAGCGTCGCGTTCGTTGTATCGGCTGTGACTGCCTGCCGACGCGTGATGCCATAGCGGTTGACGTTACTCGTCGAGGCGCTCGCCGCCGTACGCAGGGTACGGCCGTTAGCATCCTGGTAGTTTGCGTATACACTGTTGCGCAGGCTTTCCAGACTGCGCTCCACATCAATATCCAGCGCGTCTACATACCACGTCTGACCAGCGCTCCCCTCGGCCCGAAAGAAGAGCATCGGCGTGTCACCGATGACATCGGCGCCCACTTCCCAGCGCTGGCCTGCCGTGTCGCCTTTTTCGGCGAGGTCAATCAGCGCCTGCTGCATATCGGCATCCTCATAGATCGCATCAGTCAGGTCGAGGCCAGGTGATTGGATCAGGAAGGCGCTGTTACTCAACTGTGTGGCATTCGTCGCGTTGACCGTGGTCGCCATGTCTTTCGCGATTTCGTCGCCGTAGATCACGTGTGCCGTCACCGTGTCAGCGGCCAGGTGTGCGAAGACAAACACTGCCGTGAAGGTAGTTGTCGTAATGGCCGTCACAACTACGCTCTCGGCGACTGTGGCGCTTCCTTGAGCGATGTGCAGACGCTGGCCGACATAGATCCGGGCCATACTCCCTGGCGTCACCGTGCGTGTGCCAGCTGCGATGGCAGTGCCGAGGGTGGTGCTAATGCGGTTTGTGGTCGCGGTGACGAGGCGCAGGTTCGTTATTTTGAGGTAGGTATCTCCTGTTTCACCGCCGTAGACTGCCGCCACCGCATTGAAGTCCATGAAAAAGTTGACCACTTTCGCGGCGGCAAAGGTCACGTTGATCGACCCCACCGTTGTACCCGCACCAGCCGATGTGATGAGCCATGGGTTGGCAATGCCCGAGAAGTCCGCGTTTCTGGTCTGAAACGCCGCGCGCCAGTTCGCGGCCGGGGCAACGAACGTGAAATCGAACGATACGCCGATGATGTCGCGCGTACTCTGGTCGGGCAGGAGCAGGCCGATCAGCGCATCGCCAGCGGTCGTGCCCTGTGTGCTGTTTTTCTGCGGTGCGATATAGATATGGTTTTGGATATCGAAAGCGAATCGATCGGGGATGACTCCTGCGAGATCGTCGGTCGTGAACGGTCGAAAATCCGTAATGCTGGTCGTGCTCCAGAGGGCGGTATAGGGGAGGTCGGACAAGGCACGCCAGGGACCGAGTGCCTGGAACGCGACCGACCCATCCTGAATGCGCCGATCTTCCAGGCGACCCGTGAAGAGATCCAATCCACTCCAATATGCGCGTAGCCAGGGTGTGCCGTTCGGATCCCAGAACGCGAACGCATCGGCCAGGCCAAGCCGCACCTCGTAAGAGAGCTTTTCGGCGCCGTGTTCGTTCGTCGTGATTTCGAGATCCTCGGCGCGCACCGCATGATCGGCGAGGAGCGTGCCGCCGGGCGTGTCGAAGATACCGAGTCCGATGGCCATGATTATTGACCTCTATGGTACACTATGGACAAAAGGAGAGGTGACATGTTGCGCTACTTTCTTGCTACAACGGTTATCCTGGCCGCCTTACTTGCGCATGTTCAACCTGTTACCCCGATATACCAAGTTGAAACGCCAGTGCCCACGCTGCCCTTTGTGTGGACGCCTGCGCCAACGACACCCGGACCAGATCAGGGCCCGCCTCCGACATTGCCGATTGTTGCCACACCCTTGCCAGTCACACCATCGCCCGGTCCTTGCGATCTCTGCGATCCGCCGATCAGGGGCTGGATTTATCTGCCGTTCGTGCGTCGCTAGCTAGCGCGGCACGAGGTAGCCATTCCATCTTGTGATCGTTAACGTGTTGTTAACCACGCTTGTACCAGCATCGACCGCGCGCCAGTAGGTGCTGTTCGTTTGCAGCATCAGGGCAGCGATCGTTTGCCCGTTTGTGTGGATCATGCCATCGCCCAAATAGCTCGCCGCCAGATTCCCTGCGTTCAGTGTCGCCTGTGGGCTGGCGCCGGTCAGCGGCCGCGGGTCGATCACGAGTGGGCT